ATGACCAAGCATGCCTACTCTTACGCAGTTTTACAGTACCGCCACGACGTCTGGGTCGGCGAGGCGCTGAACGCGGGTGTGCTGCTGCTCAGTGAGGGTGCGCGATTCCTGAAGCTCAAAGCCCGGACAGGTCAAGGGCGACTCGCAAACGCCTACCCCGATCTGAACCACGGGGCGCTGCGTGACGCAGTGAAGGCCTTGGAACGACGCTTCGACAAAATCGCAGCCGCCTCAGGACTGTTGATGCCCAGTGGCAGCGCGATCGACATTGGCCGAAAGGTACTCATTCCTGACGATAGCAGCCTGTCATGGGGCATGACGGGATCGGGTGTCGCCGATGACCCTGAAGCCGCCTTGGAGAAGGTTTATGCTCGGTTTGTCGGACGATATGACAAAGCGGCGGGGCGAGAGGTTCGCACTGATGAAATGGTCTTCGAGAGCGTTCGACGAAAGTTAGAAATCGCCGAGCTGCATGATCGTTTGCAGCCTCATGTAGTGCGCTCTAAGTTCGCGGCGATCGAGTTTGAACACGCCATTCAGAACGGTGTGTGGCATGTGATACAGCCACTTTCATTCGACTCCGCTGATGAAGAGCGCATGATGGATAAGGCCGCTAAGTGGGCTGGGCGTCTACAGGGGATCGCAGAATGTGAGGGCAAGGTGCGCCCCTACTTTGTGACGGGAAAACCCTCGATTCAGTCACTCATGCCTCGGTACCGTAAAATGGTCGAGTTTCTGCGCGCCAGTCCCTTGCAGCCAGTGGTGATGGACGAAGCTCACGCCGGCGACTTGGTTGCAGCAGTTGCCGAGAATATCACCTGACGTTCTCCTGGATCGCGCCGCCCCCGAGCCGATCGAGGGATAAATGCACGACCTGAGCGCTCGGCCCCTCGCCGGAGGGCACTGGATTCGATTCGAGTGCGGGTGCGGTCATGTGGGTGAGGTGGAACTGCCCTCCGGCCCGTGGCGGCCCCGAGACGAGCGGCTTGCCCGCGCCCGGTGCAGCGTGTGCGACCGGCGCGGGGCGATCTCCATGACGGTGATGCGCGAGACGACCGTGCCCGGAATGCGTCCGCCCGGCGCGCCAGAGCGGCCGGTTTAGTTTCTGATAGCCATCGCCTCGGTCAACGCCTCGGCGAGCGGATCGCCCGCCTCGACGGCTACCGGCATCGGTGCTGCCTTCGCGCCCATCTTGGCCACGATCATCTGGGTGATCTGGTCCCGCGCCGCGTCCGCGTTCGTCTTGAAGAAGTGCTTGATCGCGCCGGGCACCGACTTCTCGACATAGGACAGCGCGAGGTCGATTGCCGCCACGCCGGGCACAGTGCCAACGGCAAGCTCGCCTGCGGCGAGCGCCCGGTCGACGCCGGTGTCGATCGCCTTGTGCAGCGCGTCTCGGTTCCGCTGGTCGGAGTAGAGGCGCGCCACCAGCGGGATATAGCGGGCCAGCAGAGTGAGGACAGCGGCCGCGCCGGCCTCGATAATGAGGGTGAGGGCCGGCTGCAGCCATTCGAGGATCAGGTGAGTCATGTTATGCTCCGAAGATACGGGTCAGCCACGCCCAGAAACTGGTCTGGGCGGCAGGTTGCGCTGCGGGATCAGGCGTGGGACGCGGCAAAGGCCGCTGAGAGGCCATCTGGAGCGCGCGGGCGCGCACGGCGGCAACGCGGCGGCTCCAGCCCACGCCGAAGTGCGGCCAGGTGCCGAGCCGGCGCAGGAAGGCCAGACGCGCGTCGCAGGCACGGTCGATCGCGACGACAGCGGGGGTCTCGGTCGCGGCGATCAGAGTGCGCTGGCCAATCTTGCCGTCGATCTCGAGCCCGCCGATTCCCGCTTGCAGCCACTCCGCGCCCCGCCGGGGCCCGCTGTTGACTGCACCGTCGAAGGCCACCAGATCCAGCCCGGGCGGCAGCGCGTCGCCCTGCACGGCGTCCCAGAAGTCGCGCCGGTAAAGGACAGCGGCGCGGGCGCGGGTCATGCCCTTGATGTTCTCGTTGGGGTAAGTTCGGCGGGAAATGCCCATGTTGGTTTCCCCGCCTGGGTCGCGCGGATCGTTGACGTATCCGCCCTCGTGCTTGAGAACCTCAGAAAGGCATTCCTCGAAGTTTCCTCGCATGGTAGACTGTCCTTGTGTCACGAAGTGAGGTGTTGGAATGGTTGCGGCTATCGACATCACCGGCGAGCGGTATGGACGGCTCGTAGCGGTTCGCCGTCTTCCGCCCGTTCGCGGAAAGACGTTTTGGCTTTGGCGATGTGACTGCGGGAACGATTATGAGTGTCGCCTAGAGAACGTCAGGCACTCACACACGCGCAGTTGCGGATGCAAAAAGGCAGAAGATATCGCCGCCCGGTCACTGCGGCACGGGCATCAGGTCGGCAGGAAGGAAAGCCGAACCCTCAAGTGCTACAGGCACGCAAAGTCTCGCTGCGAGAACCCGAACGATCCCAAGTTTTCCATCTATGGTGGTCGCGGCATTCAAATGTGCCCCGAGTGGAGTCGAGACTTTGAGACGTTTCTTGGAGACATGGGCGAGTGCCCGCCCGGAAAGTCTATTGATCGGATCAACCCTGATGACGGATATCGCCCGGATAACTGCCGGTGGGCCACCACTTCGCAGCAGGCGAGAACAAGGACCGATAATGTGCTGGTAGAGCACGACGGCAAAAAGATGATCCTAAAGGACTTCGCTGCCCTCAAGGGCGTGAACTACAAAACGCTCCACAACTATGTGCGATACAAGGGCATGGAGCCGGACGAAGCTGCGGCGCGGCTCTTGTCCAGATAGGAAAAAGACCCCGCCTTTCCGCCCAGCCGCCCTCATGCTTGAGGGTTTCGGCCAGACACGCGTCGAAATTGCCTCGCATGGATATGGCTCCAGACATGAAAAAGCCCGCCGGTCAGGGCGGGCAGCATTAGACGGATGTTAGACGGGCCTTAGACGGCGGCGCGGATCGCCCGGCCCACGCGCCACGTCAGCCAGATGCGGCGGGCGTGCTGGTCCTCGCAGAACCACCAGTCAGTGGCGCGGATGAAGGCCCGCCGTGCGGCGCAGTTTGGGGCAGCGTAGGCAATTGCGCAGATAGGAATCGGCCGCCCGGTCAGCAGCAGCCCGAACGCTGCCGAGATGCGCCAGTGGGTCACTCTGGCCGACCCAGCCGGGCGATGGCGGTGCCCAGCCGCGTGTCGGACACCATCCGGTCCTCGATGCGCTCCAGCCGGTCGTCGGCACGCTGCATGAGGCGTTCCAGCCGGTCCAGTTGCCGCGACATGTCTCGCCGGTCTTCCTCGGCAATGCTGTGGCCGTGGTCGATCCGGTCGCGCAGCGTCTCAAGCGCGGCCTTGGTCTCGTTCACCGTCGGCGGTCGCTCAGGCGGCGGGGCGGCGGGCTTCATCGCTTGCCGCACGGCCGCGAACCCGGCGAGGACAGCGGCCCCGAGCGCGCCGACAATGGTACCGATTGCCTGCAGGTGTTCCTTATCCATTCACGCGGCTCCGCCAGATCGCAATTTCCCGGCCGCAATCCTTGGCTGCGGCGTAGATCGCCATCCCGCAGAACCCGAACGCCATGAAGCCGTAGGTGTAGACCCCCGAGGAAAGGGGCGTGTAGAGCCAGAAGCCGAAGGCAAGGTTGAACAGGACCAGGCCGTTCACGAACAGCGCGACGAGCCGGGCGAAGGGCGTCCACGCCGCCCGGCCGTTGATGTGCAGCGCGTAGGCATGGAGGCTGCCGACGCAGATGAACAGCGCCGCCCAATAATCCTCTCGCATGATGCTGGTGACGCCGGAGAAGCCGGCACTGCCGCTGAAGGAAAGGCCGGGCCGGGCCAGCCAGAGCCCGAGCCCGAGCGTGTAGAACGCAAGGCCGAACTCCAGCTTGCGCTCGGGGAATTTGGTGAACCAGCGGATGCGGCTAAGCATGGCCGGTCAGCATGTTGTCGAGCGTGATCTTGTTCTCGATGTTGGTCATGCTTCCTCCTTCGCGGCAGGGGCGATCTCGGCCCGCCGACCTCAAATGCGAAACCCGCCTCCTGAAAACGGGGCGGGTTTCTTTAGAATTGGCCACTAAGGATCTTGAGACGGCGCCAGGTGCTAGCTGGTTCGCGGCCATTTAAACTTCATTCTATATTGACCTCATTGAGGCGCACGCCGCGTCTTGACGGTATCGAATGTGATCGCCGCGCCAGCTTGCATAAGTGCGCGCGCCAGCACTTCAGCGCTAACGGTGACATTTTTCGGCCGCTGGCTGACGGGCGTGCTGAAGTGCGCGGCGACCTTTTCCCGGTCTTCTGCGGGGACGTGTTCTTTGATGAACTTGGCGTTGCTCTCAGCGAAGAACTCCATGATCTCCCGGCGCGTTTCCGGACCAAAGACGCTTGCCTTCTCTCCGACCTCTTGGTTGCCCATGCGGCGGATGTTGCGAATGATCGGGTCGACATTGTAACCGGCCCCTATCAGCAGGTTCAGTGCCAGTTGCAGGCCAACACTGGAAGCTGTCGGGCTAACATTACCCTCGATGATGTGCTCGGGGCCTAGCGCTTCGCCGATGCCCGCGATATTGCAGAAATCGCGCACGACATCGCCTTCCGCCAGCAATGCTCGCGAAAAACACCGCGGCACAATTTTTGCTTGTGGCAGCGCCCTTTGCACAACCGATTGAAAGAACGAATAGTCCAGCGCTTCGCCGAGTTTCATATAACTCTCGGGGTCGGGCCGAGACACCGCGATCTTGCCCTTCACGGTCTGAATAATACGGCTTTCGATCGCATCGTCCTGGCGCCGATAGTACCACACAACCGTGGTGTCCCAGCCTTCGGTTAAATCGCCCAAGCGGCGGAGCAAATGTTCGACCAACGGCGGGTCCATGTGCGTGATGCGACCGCCCGAGATCCCTTCGCAACTGATGATCACGTGCTTGCAGCCCGAGGTTCCGATTTCCTCCAGTAACGGCGCAGAGTCGAACGAACCCGGCAGGTCCTTGTGAAACTCATTCTTGAGGCCCCTTATCAGCGCTCCGTGCTGCCACTTGCGGCAACCAGTTTCGGGATAAAGGATGCCGTGATCGATCAAACGGGCACGATTATGATCGAGCGTCTTCTGAATCGAAGTGCTGCCAGTCTTGTACTGGCCGATGTGCAAAATGAGTTTCTTCATGCCCGCTCCAGACGGCGACATAAAATCTATCAGGTGCGCAGCATACCGTTAGCGCTACGCGCCTGCGATACGACGCCTCGACCCTATAGTGAGCCAGGAGCCCTGCGCCAAGTGACATCGCCTTGGAGGCGCCGGTTTGCGCCCACCCCGGACTTGGGTCAGAGGGCGCGAGGTCTCGAAGGTCCCGCCGCGGCATGGACAGCCCTATTCCTCCTCAGGACAATGACTGCCCCACCGAGTGCCACATGATGTTGATATGCACGTCCGGGTTGGTGTCGCACCAGAACTGCACCTGGGTTCGTCCGAGCCGCTGCATTCGGATGTTGGGCAAAGCGTAGGGTGCCGAGGCCTGTGTCGAGGATGCGCTCACGGAATAGACGATGCTGTAGTCGAGCGCGTTCGGAAGGAACAGACGGTCGGCCAGTTCAACGATCCCGCTCTTGTACGCACCGCTCGACGCAGCCCAGGTAGTGGGAAGAACCCGTTGGACAACTGTGCCTCGGGTCGATGGCACGCTCACTCCAGCATTCGTTCCGACGTGGTAGACGTTATCCGCGACCACCATCTGCGCTGGGCCGACAAAGTAGTTGTGGGAGCCCCAGGCATCGATGCGGAAGAAGTCGCCCGGCAGTAGGCTGTCGCTGTTGCCCGTCTTCGTCCCCTGAAAATCCCCGTTGACGATCATGAGGCCGTTGAGCTTCGTGTTTGGGGCCCGGGGCACCAGCTCGTAATAGAACGGATCGTTGATTGCCGCGCCGGAGGTCAGGTGGCGGGTATTTCTGTCCTGGACCCGCGGCTCTTCAAAGCGCGAGATGCACTTGTCCGTGTAGCAGTCAGAAAACACCGGGAAGGCGCCCTTATAGACCAGTCGGCCATAGGTCTTTCCCGTGGTCAGAACATCGCCGTCGCGGGCGCCGTTATAATAGTGGTCGCCGATCAGCTGGCTCGCCCCGGTACCGTAGACGACCAGCGGGTATTTGCAGTAGCGGCCGATGTTGTTGCGCCAGGTGATGTCACCGGTGCCGAGAACGAGGGCGGCGGCCGTACGTTTGGCATGCTGGCCGTTCTCGACGTCGGTCAGGTTCCACTGAGAAATCTTCAGGTCCTGCGCCGCGCCGTCTGTGCCTCCCGCGACCCAGACGCCAAAGTTTGCGCAACCGCGTCCTTTCAGGCGGCTGAGCGTGTTGGAGCCGCCGTGATACAGCACGAAATCTGCGGCGGGCTGCTTGTTGGCATCGCGGCCATCGAAGGAAATCGTGTCCAGCGTGAAGCCGCCCAGGCCGACACCGAGGTAGAAGAAGGGATAGGTGGCATAGTCTTCCGGCTTAGGGGATGCGATCTCGCCGGGCTTAAGCACGGAGCCGAAGGCGGCGACGATGCCATTGGGACCCGAGATCGGCCAGATGCTGTTACCATCGCCGGGCCAGCGGGAAACCCAGGTGCTGTGCGGCTTGATATTGGCGAACCGAAAGGATCGCTCCCGGAAGCCCGTCGGCGCGATCGTCCTGGAGAGAGCGTAGAACTTGTTCAGGCCGTCCAGCAACTGTGGACGACCGTCTGCCGCGCCCATCCACTCTAGGGCCTTCTCGATGGGAACTGTGTCGTCAGCCACTCCGTCGCCGACAGCACCGAAGTGCATCGGCGTGCAGTTAATCGCAGGGGACCACTTTGTCCCGTCTGCCACCTGCAAGGCCGCGCCGGACGAGTCCCGCTGATACAGAAGGCCGTTCACCCAGAGGAATTTTGCCTTCGTCGGTGGTTTCGCTGCCAGCGCTTCATCCCTTGTGGCGTATTCCGTCGCGGTGAAGCCGCGGAACTCTGGCTCCAACGGCACCACGACGGAGGGCATAAGCGGCCGGTTAAGCGTCAAGGCACGAGTGCTTGGGCTGAGCGACGCAGAGCTGATACCTGACCCCGCTGTTGCCGCCGCATCTACGATCCTTTGGGACGCCTCGGCCGCGTCCCTGCTCGCTTGCTCAGCTGCCGTGACCGCATCATCCGCGCGGCGTCCGACGTCCGCCACCGCATCATCTGCTGCGGTCTTGGCGGCCGCGACAGCCTGGTCCCGGATCTGCATCACCTGTTCGAGCGTCGAGAGGCCGGCCGGCCGGGCCTGCGTGCCGAAGTTGAGGATCATCAGCAGGCCTCCACGATATTGAGGGCGAAATCCGGCGAACTGTCCTTCGAGCCCTCGGACCAGGTGATGTGAATGGACGCGCGACGCGCCCGCGGCGTCAGCGTGTCGAGCACGGCCGTATCGGGCATGATCGTGCCGAGCAGCGGGTCCGGGATCTGGACCGGGACGATCAGGCAGGTCGGGCCAGTCTCGACGGCGATCTGCACGCTGCAGCCGGAGAGGTCATAGGGCGTGCCGTCGTCCTGGCGCATGGTGATCGGTTCGGCGGATTCGCCGAGGCGGTAGGTGTAGGTCTGCATGGGTGCCTCATTCATCCGGCGGGCCGAGCATGTCGCGTTCCGGGCATGAAAAATCCCGCTCGAAGCGGGCGAAGGGCGGCGACTGAGAAGATCAGGGAAGCGGGAAGGCCTTTAGCGGTTGGCTGCGTCCAGGGCCGCGCGGATACGGTCGAACATCGCCTTGTGCCCGATCTCGTTCGGGTGCAGCCCGTCTGCCAGCCACGCGCTGTCGCCCGCGTCCAGCAGCAGCTTGGTGGGCGTGTAGTGGTCGATCATGTCGAGGTTGAAGCGGTTCGCGACCCGCAGGATTGCCGCGCGCGCATCTGCCATGGTGAAGAACTGGGGCGGCACCACGTCAGTCACTGCCGCCGGCGCGGCCTCTGCCCTGCTCGCCCAGTCAGCGGCGGCCCCCTCGGCTTGCGCCGCACGACCCGCAGCATCGACCGCAGCATCCCTCGCAGGGATAACCTGCCCCACTGCGCCCGCAGCGGCATCGCGGGCTGCTACTGCATCCTGTGCCGCCTGCGTGGCCTCTGCGATGTGCCCCTCGATCGTCCCTGCGACCTCAACCGCATGGTCGACCCTTTGCCGGTCCTCTGGCGTCAGGCCACCGGGCGGCCCCTGGCGGGAGACGAGCAATTTAACAATGGCGGTCATCAGCAGCCCCCCTGAACGTTGATCACCAGATCCGCGACATGCTCCCATCCGTCGCGGTCCATCCACACGCCCACGGGGTAAACCCGCGCCGGCAGATCGAGGCTGGACAGGTCAGCGCTGTAGCCCTCCGCGACCTTGGTGCAGGGCAGCGGCACGCACGCGCCGGCCACGGTGAAACGCAACTCCATGGTGCCGGTGACCTGCGCGTCCGCCTCGTCGCGCGGGTCGAGTATCAAGGGCAGCGTGTCGCCCTTCCGGTAGGATAGTGTTTGGGGCATCTTCGGCTCCGAATATGAAAAAGCCCCGTGAAGGCGGGGCCGGTGTCGTGCATGAAGGGCGTCAGGCCGAGCGCAGAAAGCAGGGGCGCGATTAATGAAGATCATCGCCGTCGGTGGGTCGAACACCGTATTTAAGAATGGCTATCTGGGCGACCTGCAGGCGCTGCTACCCGAGGCGGTGTTCGTCAACCGATCGGTCGGTGCTGCCAACTGCAGCATGGGACTGTTCCGTCTGCTCAGCTATCCGGACCTGTCCGAAGGCGACATCGTCGTCTGGGAATACGCGCTGAATGACACCTTCAGCCTGCCGACGCGCGGCGTTGAATGGCACCTGTCAGTCATCGAGCAGACACTCATTCATGCACGGGATCGGGGCTGTCTTTTTTTGCCGGTGATCCTCACCACCCGCGACATCGAGAACAATCAGGAGATCACCCCCTACAGGGCCGCGCTGCACTATCTTTTCCGGGCCTATGGCGTCACTCCGATCGACGCCGCGCAAGAGGCTCACATCGCCTTCAATGTGGCGGTGCTGCCCAAGTCCGACTTCCGTGATCTGTCGCACTACTTGCCCGGCGGACGGGTGTGCAAGCTGATCGCCCAGAAGATGGCCGAGCAGATCGCCAAGGGTCTTGCGCCGGCTGGCACCTTGCCCGCGCCCCTGTTCGCGCGGAAAGGTTACCTGCCCCGCGTGCGAACCGACCTTTCGGGCGGGACAGTGTCAGAGTTCACGAACAGTCTTTTAAGCGTGTGCTATAGGGATACGAGGGGAAACCAGACCGTCACCTTCGATCCGCGCACCCGGTACGGAAGGGTGATAGCTGCAATCACCCTTGTCAGCCCGGGCGGTGGAAAATGCGACGTCATCACGCCTACAGGGGTCGCGGGCGCACTACTTGAACCAAAGGAACCAGTCGCGATGACGCTGCTGAAGTCGATCCTGGGGCATCGCGGCTTCAACAAAATAGGGACCGGCGAAGGCAAGGTTATCCAGTTCGCGCCGCGCGAGAGCACATCGGATGAGCGCCCGCGCGGTGTGGTAGCGGTGCTTACAGAAGAGCCAGCGTGACACGGTTCCGAGGTGCGACCTCAGTCCGTGAGGGTCAGTTGGTAGACCTCGATCGCCTCGCGCATTGCCGCAATCTTCTGATCCCGGCTCGCGGGGTCTTCTCCGATCACCTGCTCGTAGCGGCGGGCACCCGCTAGCAAGGCTTCCCGCTCGCGCTCTTCATAGGTCATGCGACGGTGACTCCCCTGATTGCCGCCTTCACGTTGGCGACGGTTGCTGCCTTGACGAGAAGGCGCTCCAAGCGGGCGCTGACCATGACATCGCTGCCCGAACTGGCCGCCGTGACAGGGCCGATCCCCGACCATGCGGACAGGTCGATGATGTCCCCGACGGCAAAGTCTGTAATGGTGGATTGCTGTTCGTTTCGCAGGATCACGAAGGTGTCGTTTTCGGTGCCTCCGGTCAGCAAATCTGCTCCACCATCCGCAACGAGGGTATCCATTCCTGCGCCGCCGAGCAGAGTGTCATTTCCCGGGCCACCGCTGATGCTGTCGTTGCCGGCATCTCCCCGCAGGCTGTCATTTCCCGCGCCGCCGCGAATGGTATCATTTCCGTCCCCGGCAAAAACGACGTCGTCTCCGCCGTCGCCGGAAATCGCATCGTGCCCACCTGACGTGTCGATTGTGTCGTTTCCCTCGCCACCGCTCACAGTGTCGTTCTTCCATTGCGTGACGATGTGATCGTTGCCGAAGCCGCCGTCGACGTTGGTGGCATTCTCGACGTAGTCATCCCCCGCGCCGGCGCTCACAGTGGCGCTCGCTCCCCAGCCCATGATCAGGCTGTTATCTTCCGAATTGGCGACCAGGCGCGCCAGAGCCTCGGTGCTGCTGCCTGACTTCCAAAAATTCTCCGAGGCGCGAGTGACGCCCTCGATGCCTTCAGGCAGGACAAATTCCACCCCGTCGGTCGGAAGCCACCATAGAATATCCCATCCCTCCCCGAGGTTGCTGCCGGGGCCGAGCAGGTCATGGGAGAAAACGATGTCGTCGCCGCCGCTTCCCTTGAGCTGCTGCTGCGCAGCGTTACCGACCAGCATGGTCGCGCGACGGCGGGCAGCACCGGCGGGTGTGTTGGCGTAGCGCATCCCCCCTTGTTCGGCCATCGCGCGGAGCCGGCTCAGCAGGTTCGCCGTGCGGGTCGGGTTCTGGCCGGCTATGTTCTTGATATTGCGCCAGTCTGTGCTGTCGTTGAAAACCACCGTTTCGCCGGACAGGTACTCCCCAACGCGGTAGCGTGTTCCACCGGCCTGATATGTCCCGTCGTCCGCGCTTTCGAGAAGCGCCGACATGCCGCCGAATACCTCGGTGATGGAGTAGCATTCGCCGATGGCACTGGCCCCCTCGATCAGCGGCCGCAGCGACTTGCCGACAGAACGCGCGGGGGATGGCACCCCAGCATAGTCCAGCACTGTCTGGAACATGTCGTACCAACCGACCGGTTGCTGCACGGTGCGCGCTACGGTCTGCCCTGGCGCTCGATACCAGACCGGCGGGTTTGCCGCCTCCGAGAGCGTCGTCAGCTTGTGCCAATGGAAGTGCGACCCGAGGTGGAACCCGTGATCGGACCAGACCTCAATGACATACTCATCGCCGCGGCGCGCGCACATATCCTCGATCGCCTGGACGAGACGCCCGAAGTTGTTGCTCGTGAAGCTGAGCGCCGCGAAGTAACCCCAAACGGTTCGCTTGAGCTTGTCCGCCTGGGTGACAGGATCAATCACCCCGCCGGGCGCCGCAGCGCGGCCGAGCTCGTATTGCAGGATGTCCTGCGGCAAAGACCACAAGTCGGTGGAGGTGAGATCGGCAGGGATCGTGAAGTCCGAGAGGCTGTAGAGATTGTAGTAGGACTCCGGGACGACGTAATCATCATGCGGCCTGAACAACCCCATGCAGCCCATGAGAGGGCGCGTGCCGCTGTAGTTGCGCAGGAAATCTTCCCACCATAGGACGACCTTCAGGTCGCCATAGTCGGTCGGGTCGTTCAGACTGACCGTGCCGTTGATGCCGCCGTAATCGACGCTAATACCGTCCGCGAGGTCGTCGTTGATCTGGCCTTGGACATAGTCGCAGGCGATCGTGTTGTAGTTTGCCGCCTGGTGGCGGCCGTCGGTGTACTTCCCGACCGAGACAACCTGGAAGCCAGCCTTCCGGCAGAGATACGTGTATGTGTCGGTCGCGCGTGACCGCAGAATAACGCCCGGCTGGTTATAGTTTATGCCGCTCTCCGCCGGCGTGAAGCCGGTAACCTTCGACCAGCGGGACTGCCCGCACACGGGCACCGCGCAAACGGCATTTGGGAAATGCGTGCTCGTTGCCGTGAACGCATCGAGCTCCGGTGTGATCGGCGCGACGCCATACATGGTCCCGAATTTCGGGTAGTTCACCATGTCATCGATCGCGATCGAGAAAACGTGGCGCATTACCAGACCCCGACAGCGGAGTTCGGGTGCATCCTTTGGACGGCAGTCCATGCCGCGGCCGCCTCGGCATCTGTTATCGCCCTGTCCCAAACCGCGAAGAGAGGCGAGTATCCGACAAAGCCGCGGATGATGGCTCCGCCGGCGGCGGGGGCGTCGTCCCGTGCCCAGAGAGATACAAGGCCGGTCTCTGCTGTGGGGGTTGTCGTAGGAGCGATGTCTTTCGCCTTGACCCCGTTGTCGAACGTGCTCAAGCCCGTTCCGTCGGCGCGGTGAAGGGTGCAATGCCACTTGGCCATATCAAGCTTTGACGTCCCGAGACCGGCGGAAATGCCGCCCGGGACTGTCCAGAAGTGCCCGCCGTTCGCAGTCAATCGAACAAAGCTTTCCCCTCCGGTCGTCGAGCCAGTCACCGTGAAAAGGTGATCGTCCACAGTGTCCGTAGCCTCCACTCGCCACACCTGAAGGATCGTGAATTTGCTCGCGCTCTTGAGAGGGACGCGGCCATAGGCTGCGTATGCGGCCGGGAACGAGAACACCTGATCCCCGAGGGCGGTCGACTGCGAGGTCGTGGCCAGAGAGGTGCCCATCGCGGTGACTGCGGTGTTCCCCGCCTCGGGCAGGATGCTGGTGACGCCCCCTGAAGAGTTGCGGATGAGGTAGTCTTCATCGGCAACCCAAAGACCTAGCAGGTCGGGGATCTTTGCGATCTCCTGCACCCAATCAGTGATCGGTAGGGTAACGCCTGGAGGCACGGTAACGCCCTTCAGAGGAATGCCCGTTGTGGCCATGACTAATCCTTTCAGGTGATTTGAAGCCGCCCGGACAGGGCGTAGCGGGTGAGGGTCTGCGTCGAATCGAGCGGGTTGACGGCCGAATAGCCGTCGCAAATAGTTCCGCGCGCGGCGGTGAAGCCGTCGCCTTTGTCGCCGGCCTGCCCCCAGGCGTAGGTGACGTAGCTGCTGCCCGCGGTGACAGTGCCTGATACGGTCAGGAAGGCGGATTTGGCCGCAATGGTCACGTCCGTCACGGTCGCGCCTTCGACAGCGAAACCGGCAACATCAACAGACGCACCGTAGTTGACACTCCGCAGCTTCGACATTGCGTCGAAGTCCACTCGGACGCGGCCGTCGGCCTCGAGGCGCGCCAGGGTCGGGGTCGGGGCGTAATACTGCCCGAGCTTGGCCGTCGCCTCCGCCGCCAGAACCATATGGCCCGCGATGGCCTTCAGGCCAGCGGCTCCGGGGGCATGGGGCGAGCCAGCCGCGAGCGCATACGGATAGAGCGGCGTGACGGGCCACATCTCGACGGTAGGATCGAGGCGCCAAGCCTCAGCCGCCGCTAGGGTTCCCTGGTATGCACCGTCGGTGCGGGTGCCGCTGAACTGCGTATAGAGCGCATACATTGCAGCCGTTTGGCCGGTGATCGATGCGGCCTGCTCCCCGAGCCATTTGACAAAGGCGGACATGGACTGCGCCAGCGAACCAGGCACCCCGGTCTTGTCGCTCGCACCGAAGGTCAGGACGGCATAACGAAGCGCGGCCGCCTCGCCATATTTCGCAACCGCGTTCTTGAATGCGGTGAGCCAGTTGGTGACCGTAGGGCCCTGCCACGTCGACACGGATGCCGTCATGGACAAGGCATCAGCGACATAGGCAGGCATCCGCGCTCGCGCCCTCCACGCCTTCTCGAGGGCTGCAGCAGCAACGGTCTGAGGAAGCGCTAGGGTCGATACAGGGGCGATGTCGCTACCCGAGAGGCCAAGAACATGCCAAGGCCACGGGTTATCGCCGGAACTCTCGGCCGCCCAAGGCTGCCCGACCCCGAGGATACCCATGACGGTGCCATCGCTCTCGGCGATGCTGATTTTCGTCGCAGGTGTGACTGCGTAGCGGCGCGTTTCCCCGCGCAGCTGCGGCGAAGAGTAGCGCGTCACGCTACCACTCACCGCCAGATCCCATGCATCAACATCCGGCCAGGTTCCATTGGTCCCTGTATGCCCGCTCGCCGGGGTATTAGCGGGCGGGGTTCCCGGAGTTGTCTCGCCATCCCAAGCTGTCCTGAACTTGGTGTCGATCCAGAGCAAAGGCTTCTCGTCCTCAGCGCGGTAGGCGATCACGGTGGCCGTTCCGCGCCGGCGGCGGGATTGATTGAACCGCGCCCCGAGGACATCCGGCAGAAGACGGAAAACCGGATCCCCGCTGGCGGTCACAGACATGACCGGCAGTCCGGCACCGTCGGTGAGGAAATCCGTGAGCGATCCGCGCCGCCTTTTGCTGCGCAGAGTGCGTGTGAATTCGGACAGGAAGGCTTCCAGTTCGCCTGTGGGTGTCGCCGCGACGACTGGTTTGCCCGAGGCATCTGAGGCGATGATCCGGTTTCCCCGCTGCCCGGAAAGTCGCGTGATTCGCGTGGCAAGCGCAGGGATGATCTTCCGGCGCTCCTCAGCCTCAGCGACAACAGATGCCACTCGTGCTGTTGCCTCAGCCGAGACCCCCGCAGCGACACGGTCGATGACCTCCTTTGCGGTAACCCCGCCATAGATCATGCGCCAGCCATCGCTGGCCCGCCGGAATGCGTAGAAAAGGTACGCCTTCAGGCCCACGTTCTCGTTGAAATAGTCGCCGTTTTCCTGGCGGAGGTTTCGTGCATCAGAGCCGATCGTCAGGGTAACGTCGCCGGTAGTGGTGGTGACCGGGCTGACAAAACCAATCTGCATGTTGGCCGTGATGCCATCGCCCGTCAGCTGAGCAACGTCCGCCGGGAAGTCGCCTTTGATAGACGCAGACGTACCGACTACCATCCCGGTGACATTCACCAAATTGACCATGCCGACGTTGCGCAAGATCGTCGACAGCGCATTTGCCGCGGGCCAACGGTCGACCACACCCCAATTGGGGAATGTTCCGAAAAGGGGGTCAGCGCTGGACGAACCCGCGCTGCGCAGCGTCATCCAGCCGTCCTCCAGCACAAAAATGTGCCTGAGGTTGCTCGCTAGCTTGTCCTGGCCCAGATCGATGGCGGACTGCCGGGAACCGAAGATTTTACCGCTGCTGAACTCGCCCGCATCAAACGCCGCTCGGATCTGGTCGAACCAAGCGCGCTGATCACCCTTCTGAACGGGGCTTGCCCCCAGCCCCTTGGGCAGAGGGGGGGTGTAGGTAAATGCCATGGTTTCCCTCGTGATCAGGAGATATTGGCGACCAGCACTTCGGCCGATGCCACGTTGCTGGCGTTCTCGGACCGCAACCAATATTTTGCCCCGCCGGTCGGGACGGTGCCGCCGCCAATAGTCACCTCGGCGCCAGTGGCGTAGGTAGTCGCGATCTGAGCGGCCGAAGCGAAAGCGCTATCTGGCTCGCCGCGATAGAGGCTCGTGCGGCTGTAGTTGGCCCCCAGATCGGGCCGGAACGTGACCGAGACCGCCGTCCCGATGCCGCCGGACCAGCTGACCACCGTCGGCGGAGCGGGCGGCGTGCCGTTCGCCACGACCTCGATGTTGTTCACCTCGGTCCATGTGCCCACAATGGCAGTCCCCCAGGATGCCCGGCGGACGCCGAACCGCATGTCGATCGGCTCTCGATCGAACAGGGCCTGCGTGCGCATGACGCCGCCCGCCGTCCCTTCGCGTATCATCTCCGTCCAAGGATCGACCGAGCCTGCGCGGCGATACTGGCCGATGACCGATTCCCCTGCGGGCTGGGTAAATGTGGTCCGGACGTAGGGCGAGCCGAGCCCGGTCACGACGGTTGTCGAGATGATGCTTATGGTTGGCACCACTTTCGGGCCCGGCGTTGCCTTCGCGGCCACTGGTGCGGTGCCTTCCTCAGCAGCCGTCCAATCATCCGCCTCAGGCCGGACGTGCTCGAGCGTCACAGTGACGACCTGATCGCCACCGTTCATGTCGCACTGCCAGCGCCGGATCGCGAACGGCTGGTTGTTGATGCCGATCCGCGGCATGTGCAGATAGACGTTTTCCTCTTCGTAGAGCAGCAGTCCCCAGAAGCGCAGGTTGATGGTGAACCGCCACTTCGGGTTCATCGCCGCCGCGCGCCGCTTGGCGATCCGCCGCGCCTGGCCGTGATGCTGGACAACGGGGAGGTCGATCTCCTTGGGCGCCACCTCGCCATAGCGGGCCAATGCAACCGGGTCCTCCCATGGGTCGGCCGAGGTTTCCTGGTACATATTCTCCGGGCTGGTGAACTTGGGCACCAGCGTCGCCACCACGTCGAGGCCATCGCGGCCCGACCCGCCATCCCAGGAGACAATCTTGTCCTCGGTGATCGTGTAGGTCGGCGGGCGCCACTTCCCGACGCGCATGCCCAGCTTGCCATCCGTGGTCAGGAACAAATGGCCGTCCATACCATCCAGCCAGCGCTGCGCGACGTCCTTGAGCGGCTCGGCCAGTTGGTATCCCCCGCCCCCGAGGTAGCGTGCGCGGGTCGTTCCGCCGGCGGACGGGACGGTCTGGAAACTGTCGGAGACCGCGAGTGCCCATGAGGCATCGTCCATCTCGGAAGGTGCCAGCCAACCATGGTCAGCATGCGTGATGATGTCGTAGAGCTGCCAAGCCAAGTTTAGAGTGTGGGTGGGGGTGCGCCCCGGCGCATTGGCGATGTCGCCGTCGAACTCCACCAGCACCTTTGGCTCGCCGCCGGGGTACACCTCGATCGCATCCTCTGAGGACACGCTCTTGAACTCGGCGAGGATCGTGCCGACCCGCGTCGCCTTGTGGGCAGCCGTCCACTCGGTCACCGCGCTGAGCAGCGACGGATACTGGCCACCGTCAATGAACGAGCCCTTGCCGCTGCGCCAACGCAGGTTGACGTTGCCGCCGTAGTCCGGCACCCGATCCCCAATCCCGCCAGTCACGCCCTCGCTGACGACGGTCACCTCGACGTCGTTCAGCCACCAGCGGCGCACATCCGTCATGCCCCCCTGTGCAATCGCGATCAGCTTGAACAGCACCCGCTTCGAGCCGACCGACCGCCAGTCCCAGAACAGCACGGCACCGCTCGCCCGGTTTGTCCCCAAGTAGCGGACCCGCGGCGCGTCGGACTGGCGCAACTCGTTCTGCAGGTCCTTCGGCTTGGGCCCCTTGGGCGCGAATATCTTCGCGATGGCGGCATTGAACGCGAGCGCCGCCCCCGCTGAAATGAGGGCCGCTCCAATGCCAGTCGCGCTAGCCAGCGCCCCAGACGCCACGGCCGCGTTGATGATCCAAGTGCCTACTACCTGAGGCATCAGCTGCCCCAGATCGCGAGGGCAGGCATGTTGGCCTCCCCCATGCCGGCCAGCGATTTCACCGCCCACCCGTTCTCAGTGCGGATCGCGGCGGTTTCTCGGCCGTCAATCATCACCACCCCCACGTCACCGGGCCTGGCCTCGGTCCACTCGACCAGGAAGCCCATGAAGGGGCGTATCGTTTCCAGCAGCCCGCCTGCCGTCAGGGCCTCGGCCTCGTCCTGCGTGCTGTAGCGCCCCCGGAACGATGCCGCCGGGTCCTGTCCCCACCGCTCGGCGCACCAGTCGGCCACCCAGAGCGTGCAGTCGCACTCGCCCCAGACAAATGGGCGATCCCATGTCCGGGCCAAATAAGCGTTCAGCCCTTCAGCCATCCGGTAATCACCTTGTCTTTGAGCGAGGCCACGAACTGCATCGCCTTGTCGCCGGGGTAGCGGGCCTGTTGGTCGCGGTCGGTATATTCGCCAAGCGGGGTCCAGTTGCGCCGGGCGAGGTTGCTCTCGACACGGATCGTCAGGCCCGCCTGCGCCACGCTCTCCGCAGGCTTGATGTCGGCGATCCATCCAGTGTGCATGACGATGGCCGGGCCAACTGCGGCGCCGTCCAAGAGCAACTGCACTGCATAGGTCGCCTTGGCCGCCCGCCATTCTGCCTCGTCATGCAGGGCCGCGATCATCAGCGAGGCGAACTCGCCGGGGGTGTCCGGCCCCAGCGACGTCACCCGATAGATGGCAGGTTCCGCGTCGAGCACCGCGCCGCGATTGATTGCTCCGGCTTCCAGCCACCCGAACGCCGGCTGATAGGTCTCGCCGCCGATGGTCCGCGCAATCACGTCATCCACCAAGCGGAAGGTCTGGCTCTTGAACGCGACAGTGAACAGGCGCCGCACCTCGACCATCTCGCGGTTGCTGTCGAGCAGGTCCACCTGCGCAGGGGTGAAGGCCATTACCGGTCGAATGCCTCAATGAGGGTAAGGGTCGTTTGACCGCCCCAGCGCATCAGCTCGCGCGACCTCCGGCCCTCGTCGTCCGTGGCAAACCGGCCATAAAATACAGGGGGGTCGGTTTGGATTACCTGTCCTGCCGGGATCGCTTGCCGCAAAGGAGGCTCGAAATAGATATCGTTTCCGCCCGCAGAAGTGACCCGATACAGGAACCCGTTGATAGAAAACATGTCGCCGAGGCGCAGTGCCGGCCTGACAGGTTGGGTCAACTTGAATGTCAGAAACCGCGAGCCGACGCCGGCCGCGTTCACGACCGTCATGGGCTGGCTTGCGGTGCCGTCGACCCACCCTGTCCCATCGCTGAAATACGTCCCGTCTGACCACGGCTGCTGCAGTGGCGACACTTTCGCGCCGTATCGGTAAGGATCGCAGAGCGGGATCGCGGCGACGTTCTGTCGGCCGCGCATCCGCGAGATATACGCCTCGAACGCCTTGAGCCGCTCCCCGTCGAACTCCCGGCTGAGCGTCAGGGAAATCTCCCACCACGACGCTGTGCTGGTCAGGACCTGCTCCACGCCATTCAGCGACACCCCGCCTGACCGGCTGATGTTGCGGATGAAGAACGAGCCCTCGACCGGGCGCAGAAGCCCGGCGGGCCATACGATCACTGCCATCAGGCATACCGCGCGTTGAATTCAGGCATGCTCTGTCGCAGCATCGGAACGAACTCGCGATGCATGAACTCCGCCATCTGGCGCTTGGCCATGTCGAGGTCCGTCTGAGACACGGCGCCATTGGCATGGATGACCGGCGCGAAAGTGATCGTGTTGCTGCTCCTGCCGCCCAGCCTGTGGTTCGGAATGACGGTGCCTGGCAGTCGGGGAACGATCAGCTCAGGACCGCGCTCGCCGACGACGTAGGGCGCACCGGCGTTAATCGGGCCGCCGCTGGCCCTGAAGCCAATCGCACCGCGCAACGCCTGCGAAAGGGCGTCGTTGCCGCGCACAGCCCCGCCGCCGCCAAACATCGAGAACAGCCCGGACAGTAGCCCGCCGCCCCCGCTGGACATCGGTCCCTGACCGAACAACGCCGCTTGAAGCGCCGCCTTGGCAATGTCCTGAGCGATGCTCTTCAGCATATCGGAGAAACTCGCGCCGGCGACTATAGCATCGACCAAACCGTCCTGGAACTTCCTCTGCTCGCCGTTCCAGAACTCCTGTGTCTCGGCCGCTTTCTGCTGCGCCGACTGCACTTGCTGGTCGATGATGATCTGCTGTTTCTTGCCCTCGCCAAGCGCCTCGATCGCCTGTTTGTAGGTCATGCTGCCATCGGTCATCATGGCGTCGAGGCTCACCTGCCGACGCTTGGCCTCCTCCATCAGCGCGAAGATCGTCAGTTGCTTCTGCATCTCGCCGTTGACCTCGGCGATGGCCGCGGCTTTGTCCGCTTCGGACAGATTGCTCGCATTGATCCGCGCCACCGCGTCGGCGCGTTTCTTCTCTTCCTCGGCCTGTTTCTGCTGCGTGACGTAGGAGGACGAAAGCTGCTCCGCATACTGCGTGACCTGATCGGCAAGTTGCTTTCGCCTCTGGATTTCCTCGTCCAGATCCTTCTTTCGCTTCGCTGCCACCTCGGGGTCGATCAAGGGGGTCGATTGCGCACCCATAGCGCGCTCGATGATCGGGTCGCCCACATTATGCAGGCTGGTCCATTCGTTCCGCAGGCCGGGCAAGCCCTGTCCGCGACGCCGGCGGATCAGTTGGTCCGCCATGCGGTCCTGCATGTTCTGGTCGTACAGCTCGTTCCCGGTCAGCCCGAGTTCCTTGATCAGGCTCTCGAGCGTCTGGCCCACGATCTGGTAAGCCCCGAGAGCCGAGGACCCCTTGCCGTTGCCGTATTTGGCCCGGTTCGCCGGGTTCGCTAGCATCTGGTTCTGAAGCGCGCGGACCTCATTCAACGTCATGTTGATCAGGTCTTTGGGACCGCCGGTCCACTGGCCGTTGTCGAGGGTGGCGTTATAGTTGCCACCGCTCTCCTTCAGCTTGATCAGCTCGCGCAGGCTCTGATTGGCCGCCTCCACCTCTTTGGCGACGGTCGCCATCTCGGTCGCAAAGGGCGCGCCCATGTTCGCCAGCTTGTCGCTGAGCGCGCTCAGGCCATTGGAGGCAGATGCCCCGAGGGTCGAGTTGATGGCCTTCGCCATCTGCGCGAACACTTCATCGCTCACTCGGCCTAGCTCGCGCGTCTTTTCGATCTGAACGTCGATGTTCAGCGCGACCTCTTCGAGCTGGGCGACGAGCGCGGTGTTGCCGCTCTTGCGTGCCTTTTCGAGTTGCTCGTCAACGACGCCCTTCTGCCGCGCCAGGTCCATTAGTTCGCGGGTCTTCCCAGCGAACTTGTCAATGATCTTCTGCGTCTCGCCCATCACAGCAGCAACCTGCCGCTCGGCTTGGGTGCGGATTGCGCCGGCCTCGACGACGAGAGTGTTGAGGTTTTCCATCTGGCCTTCGGTAAGCTTGGCGTTTCCGGCAATGTCGGACAGAACAATCTGAAGGTTGGCGGCTTCCTTCGCATAGGCGGACGCGCTGTTGGCCGTGGCGAGCCGCTTCATGGCTTGGCTCAAGGCCTCGACCTGAGGGACGGTCGCCCCGGTCTTTTCGCGCAGGTTATCCATCGCATCGGCCTGCTGCGCGATACTGGCAGCCTCGATTTCGGTGTATCCCGATCCCGTCCACACCTTCACAGGCTGTGGGCTCGTGTCGTAGCCAACCGATTGTCCGACTTTCTTTGCTGCACCCGAGAGATCGTTCTCCGCGCGGATGCGCGCGAACATGGCCTGCGCTTGATCTGCTCGCGCGATTTCATCAGCGAGGCCACCGAAAGCAGTCTGCAATTCATAAATCGGACGGGAGGCGTTCTCCGCAGATGCAACCATGTCATCGGTCGATGTCGTGAGAGCCTTCAGGCTCTCCTCAAGCGTGTCGGTGTCGCGCACGAGACCTATAAGAGCGCGGCCGACCGGGATCAGGATGGCGGCTGCCGTCCCCATGCCAATCCCCAGCGCGCCAAAGCCTGACAGAAGCTGAGGCAACTGTTGCGCAAGGGCTTGGCTGGCGGACGTACCAGCCCCCACTTGAACCGCAAAGTCTTGCACCTGGAAACCAAGGTTGCGGAAGCCGTCTGCCCCGCCTTGCGCGCGCGCGGTGGTTTTCTGGATGATCCCGGCAGCCGTCCCCATCTCGACGGTCGCGCGCTTCATGTGCTCAGCGTAAAGACGGCTACCGATGGCGCCGTTCTTCAGTGCGAGATTGAGCCTCTGGACCTCGGCCTCATATTTCTTCGTGGCGACGTAGACCGGGTCATAGGCGCGCTTGAGCGCGTCCAATTCACGCGCGTGCGCCCGGGCGGCCTGGCTGTTCGATACGGCCCCCGTCGAGTCCTGAAACGCCTTCTGCGCCGCTTCACCTGCCGCCTTGTACTTGCTGACGACCTGCTGCACCGAAGCAGCTAGCTTGGACGCGGAAAAGCCGACGTCTAGGACGAGATCAGGTTCAGCCATCAGAATCCCTCAATTCCCATCGCGCGCAATTGCGCCTCGGTCAGGCTGTCCGCCGATGTGTTGCTGCCCGAGCCGGGCTTGAAGCCATTGGCGCGGCTGTACACGTCCCACGACGCCGCCAGTTCCCAGAGGCTGCAAAGTCCGGTCTGACAAGGTCCCCAGCCCATCACGGCCCCGATCCCGTACAGCTGGCTAAACCTTAGCTTTCCTCGGGGGTTGTCTCCGGCGTCTCTTCGCTCGCCAGCGTCTGCTTTCCCGGCATATCGTCCAGCGGGCCATAGAGCGCGGCCGTAAGGACCTGGAGGGCCGGCACCTTGAACGAGATCAGCGGGTGCCGGTCGAGTGCGTTGCCGACGAGCCGCGCTGCCTCGCTGTCGCCCATACCGCCGCCGATCAGGCCGAACCGCAAGGTCTCGAAAATCTCGGTCGCCAACCACTGACCCGATTGAAGCCGGAAAAGGAGCCACTCTGGGCCGGCGTCCGTTTTCTGTTGCAAGCCCTCAAGCTGGGCGAGCGCCAGGCGGAAAGGATGCTCCCCGCCCGGCCATGTCATGGTGAGCGCGAGCATCAGACTTTCGCCACGCGCTCAGGGGTTCCGTCGAAGGCGACTTCAATGTTCGCGGTGACCTTTTGTCCCTTGACCCGAGCGTGGTTCAGAGACGTGAGGAAGGCAGGGCCCTGCTCGTACTGCGGGTCGCCGGTCAGGGTGGCGGCATGGCCGACGCGGACCATCTTGGTCGCGCCCGTGTAGAACCAGTCCATCATCGTCTTGTGCGACTGCTGCGCCCAAGCACCGTCCGCCGAAACGGTCACATCCACCGACCGCAGCGCGCGGTCGACCTTGAGGGGCAGGCTTTCGTCCGCGCAGTCTGCGGGAACCTCGCTGGTCTCAAACTGCGCTCCGCGGGTGATGGTCACGCCGATCATGCCGCAGAGTTTGGTCCATACAGTTCCATCTTCGCTGACTTCGAGCGTCATTTGCTCGAAACGTTCCGTGACCGGAGCCACCATTTTGCAACCCTCCTTTGGGCATAAAAAAAACCGCCATTCCGGGCGGTGCGGTTTGGCCCCGGTTGGGGATTACGGCTTTAGTTAGCCGCCGGCTTGGCCGCCGAAGCTTGGTCGCCGGTCTTCGCATTTTCGCCGACGCGAGTTGCTGCGCCTGCCTCCACGGCATAGGCGATAAACTCCTCGGGGAACGACTGCGGGTCCTTGCTGGCCTCGGCGTACCACCCGCCGCCGCCCTTGGGCTGCGTGTAGCCAACCGGCTTGTGGAAAATGGCTTTAGCCATTGGGCATCTCCCTTTTGATCGCGAGCTTCACTGCGCCGCGGATGCGTTTGCGAAAGGCCGCCTTTTTGGCCTTCCAGACCGGATGGAAAAAAGGTTGGGCCGGGGTGCCGGTTTTCGTCCCGAACTCAATAAACCGCGCGTAGAACGCGTCTCGGTTGCCGGCATAAATTTTGAGGCGGAGCGTGGCATACTGCCTGCCTCGGTTCTTGCCGCTACGGACATCTGCAATGGTGAACGACCCGGCAGGGACCTCGCCCCAGGTCCACCCGATGCTGTCGCGCAGGGCGCCACTCTCGACCGGAACTGTCGCCCGCATCGCATCCACGATCTCCTGCGCGCCCTCCTCCATCGCCTGTGCGGCGGCGGCGCGAGCAATATCTGGAACTCGCTCTAGACTGGCGCGAAGCCGTGGGGATAGCTGTGACATAACGAACCCGTGAACAAAGGAATCACTGATGCGCTTTAGTTTGGTCGTCCTCGTCGCCCTCGGCGTAAGTGCCTGCGTCGATGTAAACGACACTGAGGTTAACGCGCGCCCGGCGGCCGTGACGTCGAAGGATCGCGGTTACATTCAGTCAGCTATCGTAGACTCTTTGAAGGACCCCGGGTCGGCGCAGTTGCGCAATGTCGCCGCGTTTGATCTCAGCAACGGCCAAGGCCGAGCGATCTGCGGCGAGATAAATGGCAAAAACTCGTTTGGCGCCTATATCGGATACAAGCCCTTCTATCTCCGAATTCGCGATGGCGCCCTAGCCTCTCGGTTTGTGGGGTCTGGAGCCAAGTACGATCTTGACGGCCAAATGGCCATCGAAGCATGCAGTTTAGCCGCTACCGGACGAATGAAGGTAAAGGCCTAACCCTCGACCATCGCCTCGACCTGCACCACGCCGTGGATCACACCCGGCGCCGGATCGTCCATGACCCGCACCAGCGAGACCCGCAGCGGGTGCATGGTCAGCGCCGCGGTGTCCTCCCAGCCGTCCAGTGCAGCGACCACCTCGTCGGTAGCGTCCTTGGCGGCCCGCTTGTCGGGCTTGTTGCTCGCCCAGATGTCGACCTGGACCGTCTCGACGCGGCCGCGGATGCATTCGGCGCTGTCATCGTTCCAGTAGCTCGGGCCGATGCTGACGTAGGGCATCGTCGCAGTCTCGTTGGGGCCGTCGAATACGCGGCCACTGACCAAGGGCACCTCGGCCTTGAGCCGGGCGACGATCAGCCGCTGCAGGGCGCTGCTGATGCCCATGTCAGGCCCGCGCACCCTCGACGGGCGGGATGCCACTCGCCTGCGCGATCTTAATAAAAGCGTCCGCGGCCGATTCATTGACCGCGACCAGCTTCCCGCTCGACATATAGATGCAGGCCCCAAGCTCGTGCGGCGCCACTGTCTCGATTAGGTCTACGTTGACGATCACAGGGTCGCCCTCGTAGCCCATCGCCCGGCTAGTGAAAGAAGTCCACGTGGCCATGATCAGCCCTCAGCCAGCATTTCGAGATACCCGTTCGCTTCGGTCGGGCGCGGGTCTTCCTTGATCGCATAGACCTTGCGAATGCCGGTCCGGTCCCGCAACTCAGCCTGCCACTCGCTCGTGATCCGCCGCGCGCGCGCGCTGTTGCGGATCGTGATGATCACGGGGTTCCGCGACGCCAGCCGCGCCTGCATGACGCTCTCCCCGCCCCGCAGATGCTTCACGGCCGCCCATTCGGTGAACTGCGGCACCCATGCGTCCTCGGTGCCGCCCATGTCCGTCTCGACCGTCTCGCGGGCGGAAAAGGTGGCCTGGTAATCGAGGTTGGGAACAGTGCGCTTCATGCCAGAGCCGGATCCCGCTCACGGTGGAGCAAATCCTTCGCCGCCGGCGACAGCCAGCCACCTTCGAGTTCGCCCATCGGGTCATCGTGGATCCGGTGCAGGACGTGCACCATGGCGGCCTGGACGTGTAAAGGGACGGTGTGCGCCGTCCATCCATGGTCCGGCCGCTTGATGTAGTCGACAACGATCTGCTCAGCCATCTCGGCTTCGCGCTGAACCTTCAGGTCCTCATCGTCGTGTGTAATGCGCAGGGTTTCTTTGGCCGTCTCGAGGTCAATCAGCATTCCCGCCTCCGACCCTTAGCGGGCTGCGATCGGCCGGCGCCTTTGCGACGCCGTCCTTGCCGTCACGGCCCTTCTTCACGCTGAGGCGCCAATCGCTGGAACCGTCCGGCCGCGCTTTTGTCTCTCGTTGCGCGATCCATACGCTGCCGCCGAAGGTGACGCTGTCGCCCTTCTGATAACCCGCGCCCGGCGCGTAAACGCCGCGATCCAGCACCACCGGCACCACGAAGTGACGCTCCTCGATCCGTTCGCCCTTCTGGAACAGGAAGGTAATGGTCCGCTCACCGTCGTAGTCGAGGGTCAAGTCATCAAAGCCGAGACCGTCTTGGCCGTCGCGCCCCGGCTCGCCGACAACGCGACCTAGGCTTCTTGTCTCTCCGTTGGTCAGCGTAACGACCAAACAGCCCTCACGATCGATCAGCGCGCCCGCCAGGCCTACGCCGTCCTTACCGGGCGAGCCATCCTTCACCGTGATCGCTCCCACCGCCTTGCTGACCGCCTCGGCTACGAGCCGCTCAACCTCGGCGGGATCAGCGTCTCGACCGGGCTCGCCATCTTTTCCGTCCTCCGGGAGAGGTAGGGCCTCCAAGAATGACTGCACCTGCATTGTAAGCAGTGGCATGACATCTCCCAAGTCGACACTGGTGCCGTCTTGGCCGTTCAGCCCATCTAAGCCCGGTTCTGGCGGTGGCAGCGCTGCAACGGCAGCAGCGGTGCTTTCTGCGATCCACCCCTTGATCTCGGTCAACGTGACCGCTGGCTCAGCATCGCCCAGACGCTTGAGCGCGGCGTCCATTTCATTGATCTTTCCACGGACCTCGGACAAGCCATCGTCGCCTGCCGCAGCCTCCAGCGCTGCGATCCGTCCGACCAACGCGGCATTCGCTTGCCGCAGCCCCTCGTTTTCCTTGAGGACGGGCGACAGATGCTTCGCGATCAGGGCCTCGGTGGCATCCAGCATCGCGGCAGCGACGGATTCACTGTCGAGCATCGGGCGCCGTCCTTTTGTGAGTGAGAGCACGGATAGCGAGCGCCAGAGGCACGCCCTTGTCCCCTTCGTCGGGGGGCGGAAGCGTCGGAAGTGCGGGCGGCGGGCCCTCGATTAGCGCGCGGTCCCGTGCTGCGATCGCATCGAGACTGTGATCCTGCTCCTGCAGGTAGACCGTGTCTCCACCTGCCATCTTCGGTAGATCGATCCGGCGACGGCGCTCGTTCAGCGTCATCAGGTTCTTGGCCTCGGCCAAGGTCTCCATCTGGGTCTTGCTGTCCATTCGAAGCAGCCCGTCCAGATCGAATTCGGTGCCGATCCGGTCGCCAACATAGGCGTCCAGGCCCAATCCCTCGTCCAGGCACAGTTCAGCCGCCTCGATGTGCTGCTGCAGGCACTGGCTATAATATTCGACGTTCAGGTTCTGGACGTTGTTATAGTTCGGTTGTCCCTCGCCCATGGCCACCTTGTAGAGCGGAACGTGGAACACGCTGCAGATGACCGACGCCGTCCACTTCAACTGCTCGATCATCTGAGCGTCGCTCGCCGTCATGGTCATCGGCTCGTATTTCAGCCCATCCCCGAGCACCGCGACTTTACCGGCGTTGTCGCCGGTGTAGCGGCTCTCCCAGTGCTCCTTGAGCCTTTGGGCCGTCTCATCGCTGATGGCGCCGGGGGCAGTCAGGATGCCGCTCGGCCGGGCCCCGTTCGCGAAGAAGTTGGTCGAGTTGGTCTGGATCCGAATGCCCTGCATCGCGGCCAGACCAGCCGCGTGAATCGGCGAGGTGCCGACCAGCGGATGATAGATCGTGTTCATCCGGTCGTGGATGATCTCGGATGCCGGCACGACAACGTCGCCTTCTTGCCCCGCCAAATTGTCGGCTGCGAGTTGGTAGTAGACGTCCCCAGTGTCTGTGACGAGCGGCGTAACCCGGCGCGGGTCGAGCACGTGAAGCGCCGTGACCACCGCGCGATTGTCGCGCCGCTTGAGCACATAGACGTTCCCGGTGGATAGCTTCGAGAGCATGTAATGCTCCCAGAACTGAATGCGGTTCTGGAAGTGGTTTGGCCTGCGCAGAACCGGCGAATAGGCGGGACTGTCGATCTCGGACCAGACGCCACTGTTATCCTGTTGCACCAGCTTCACCCGAAGCTTGGCAATGTCCGACGCAATCAGCGTCATGCAGGCGTAGACCGCATGGAACGCACGGACGCCGTCATAGTCGACTTCGACATTGCGCTGCCAATTGCCCGAGTTCGCCTCGAGAACGGTGAACCAGCCGCTGCCACGGCCCGTGGGGACTGGTGATGCGGAGACGGCCTTTTCTTGCCGCCCGAACAATCCCCAAAGAGCCATGATTATTCCGCCGCCTCGGCAATCTTTTCGCGCAGGGTGTCGGCGTTCCAGCCGTGATAAGCACGCTTGCCAACAATTTCCTGGTACCGATCACGCAGCTGAGCCAGTTCCTTCGCCTCAGCTTCCGCGGCGTCGTCAGCCCGCAGGTCGGTGCGCTCATAGCCCAGCTTGCCGAGAATGGCCGCGAAGCGCGGGTCTTTGGCCCGCATCGCCCGGTCCATGTATGTGGATTTCTTCATGTGATAGCCTCCCGCAGAGGGAGAGAGGCGGGCGGACCCGCCTCTCCAGTCATTGTCACGGGGTGGCGTCGTAGCCGGCCCAGGTCGCCTGGGTGATGACCGCCACGCCGGACGGCCGGCGGCGCGCCCAGTTGATGAACCGCTCGGCCCGGAAGGCCACGCTGTTCGTCTGGAACATCGACACCAATTGGATGGGCGTCGGCGTGGTGCTGTTGTGGGTCGGGCTGTCCGACATCTCCAGCGACGCCTCGCGCGACATGGCAACCTGCACGCCGCCCTCGTCCACCAGGTAGATGTCCGAGGCGTTCGCCAAGACCACCAGACCCGCCGGCGCATAGTCGGAAACGATCACCGGCAGACCGGCGAAGGTGCCCCCGGTCATGGTCAGGCCGGGGAATTCCGGCTGGCCCAGCGGGTTGATCATCATCGACAACGAGAGTGCCGCCGATGCCGACATGATCCACACACCGTTCGTCGGCGCGTTCTTGGCGGCGATGAAGCTGCCAAACAGCGCCTGAATATCAGCGCGGATATTGTCAGCCGTGCCGCCGGCCGAAACGATCGGCGTCAGGCCATTGGTGATCGAGGCTGGCGACACGCCGGCCACGGCAGCCTTGGCGGGGTCGATGAAGTCCTTGTCCAGACGCGTGGCGATCGCAGCGGTGAGCTGGTCACGCAGGAACGCCTCCGCTGCGATGCCCGATTTGCGCAGCAGTTCTTCGGTCACAACCGCGATGTTCGCGACCTTGAGGATGCTGAGCTTGTTGGTCTCGCCCTCGAACTTGGTCAGCGGCTTTGCCTTGCCCTCGCCGACCCAATAGGCTTCACCGCCGCCCGTCTGCGCGCCGATGGTGGTATCCGCCGGCACGTTGCGCAGGCTGGGGACGCCGTTTTGGCCGAAGCGCCCGAGGATCGTGCGGGGCCGCAGATACTCGAGGAAGTCGCCAAACACGCGCCCCTCATCGGTGACCATCCACTCCGCCCAGTTGCCGTCCAGCGTGGCGCCGGCCGGAACAGCTGCTTTGGTGATGACGCCGTAGACGGCCGAGTCCTCGCCATAAAGGCGCTTGGCGATCTCGCGCGGGTTCTCCACGTCCAGCTGCGCCAGAGCCTTCACCTTGGCGAGACGGGCGAAGTTGATGCCCTTGTCGACCTTCTCGGCCAGGCGCACCTTGCCGGGCACAGTCGCCGGGTCACGGCTCTCGTGGTCCGAGGCCTTCTGGCCAGCAACCGGCTTCGCCGCAGCCAACTTGACACGCTCCAGCGCCTTGAGACGGCTCAGATCTGCGTCGACCTGATCGACCTCGGCTTGCAGGCCGTCGAACTCTTCGTGCTCGTCGGCCGCCATCGTTTCGCCGCGGTTGATGCTCTTCGTGGCGATTTCTTCCATGCGCGCGGCATTCGCGGCGCGTTTTGCCTCCAAGGAGGCGATCTGTTCAGCGAGAGCCATCTTCGGCACCCCTTTCGTGCTGATTTTCACCGGGGTTCCCGAAGCGCCGGGACTGATCTCGCCCTCGCCGGACGCGGCGATCTGTTGGCGCGAGATGCTCTTGATCGCGGAAATAGTGGCCTCCGCGTTGGCCGGTATGGTCACGAGCGAAAGCTCGAGCCATTCCCAATCTGTGAACCGCAATCCGCCAGTCTTGAGCCGCTCAGGTTCTCTGGCGTTGAAGCCGATGGACACACCGCGCACCAAGCCGGCCTTTACCGCCTGCCATGCCTTGTCCACGAGCTTCTTGAGGTCGCCGTCCTCCTCGACCTTGGCGAGGCGCGCCCGGAAGGGAATGCCCTTGGCGTTCGGCTCGGCGAACTCGACAGTGCCGACCGCTTCGTCATGGTTGTGCTGCCACAGCAGCGGCAGAGGCAGCGCGAACTTGGCGCCCATGGGCTCCACGACATCGCCCATGCGGTCGGGTGAGGGAGTAGACGCGACGCCTTCAATCACACGCTCGTCGCCGTCCTGCAGCGCTTTGGCGGTGAGGATCGAATAGGCACGGTTCATGCCGGCCTCCTGCTGTTGGATAGTGCTGACAGGTCTAGCCGATGACCAGCATTTGGTACTCGGGCGCCTTCTGCGCCTCGGGGTTCCGGCTCATGACCGTGACCGCGTCGAACAGCGCCATGGCCGGGTCGATCTTGGCATCGCCGGCGTTCGCCTTCGTCGCGCGGATCGCCGTCGCGGTCGGCTCGATCTTGATGTTACCCACGGCCCACGCCATCAGCGCCGAGCCGTCGTGCCAGAGCGTGCCGTTCGCCAGCTTGCGCTCGGCCGTCTTGATCGCGTTCATCATCGCGTAGCCCTGCGGCGCGCCGATGACCTGCCCGTCCTCCGGCGTCACACCGATCGCAGCCAGCGCGTCGATCAACTCGCCGAGGCCTGCCGGGTCGGCCGCAACCGCGGCGAGCAAGCCCCGAGCCTTCACCTCGCCCACGATCTCCACGATCGCCGAGATGTCGGCCAGCTCGTCATCGACGATAGTGAGCGACCCTTCCCGCTCGAAATCCCGTAGACGCGGCGCAATTGCCCGGCGCCGGTCCAGCACGCCGTCGTGGCACCACGCATGGCACCAGGCGAGCCAGTCTTTTGTCTCTCGGTCGCGCCCCAGCACGGCAAGCCCGAACAGATCGTCCAAGCCGCCGCCGTCGACGCCGACCACGACCACCTCGCTGCGGTCCAGAACCTCGCCCAGATCCATGGGCCTCTCGCGGCGCGCCCAAAAATCCGCCCCGGGCCAGCGGTTGGCCCGCAAGTTCATCCCGATCTCGACGTTCAGATGCTTGGCAAAGAACGTCGCGCGGGTGCTGGCGTCCTTGGCCAGTTCCTTGCCCATCTCCCGTTCGAGCCAGTCCTGCGACACGCTGCGCCCCATGTTGGGGTTCGTGACGTAGAAGTTGGCCGGCTCCAGATACGCCTCGCGATCCAGCATCTTCTGCGGGTATTCGTAGATCACGGGCAGGAACCGCTTGTCCTCGATGCGGCCGTCCCGCACGTCGCGCGCATAGTCCAGCTTATCCTTGAACACCCCGGCCGGCGGCGCGTCCGCCTGGGTGGTCAGGTAGATTACGAAGCCCTCGGGCCGCGATACCAAGCCGCCCGTCGCCTCCCGCAGCATGGCATCCGCGCTCGGCCGCTTGCCAAAGATCCACAGCTCATCGATCAGGATCCGGCCCGACTTCTTGCCGCCCACCGTGTCCGTGTCCGCGGCCACGACCTTGAGCGACGATTTGGTCACCCGGTGCGTGATCGTCCTCACATGGTCCTGCACATGCAGCAGGTCTGCCAACTCCTCGTCGGCCCGGACCATCGCCGCCGCCGGCTTATAGCTGTTGCCCGCCACCTCAACTGTCGGCGCGAGGATCAGCAGCTCCTCGTCCTCTCGCCAGCCAATGATCAGCGCCGTCAGCATGATCGCCGCAGCTATCGTGGATTTCGTGTTCTTCTTGCTGATGCAGAGGAAGAACTCGCTGATCAATTGGTTGCCCGTCTCAGGGTCATTCGCGCCGAAGATCGCCGAGACGAACTCGAACACCCACGGCGCGCTCACCTCACCGAAGGTAGGCTTGCCGGGCAGGTCTGGCACCCGCAGCGACTTGAATACGCCGAGGGCATAGTCGGCCTCTGACTGGAACAGCGGGGCGAACGGGATCAGTCCCTCACGATTGACGATCCGGCGCTCCCAATCCGGGCAGGCCGTCGACCACACCGGCATCACCCGTTACTGACCGCCAGGCGCGGGCCGCCGCGCGGAGCGAACTTGCCGGCCGCCACTTTCTCCGCCGCGTCCTGCTTCTGCTCCTTCTTGCCGGGGACGACATCGGATGCCCGTGCATGCACAAAGGGTGCCGCCGCCATCGCCATCCGGTCGCGCCGGGTCGGCTCCTGCTCAGCGTCGTTCATCACCGCCAGCATGTACTCCAGCGGGGTCATCCCACCGAGGGACTTGCGCGGACGGTTCGCTGCCGCCTCGTTCTTCACCGCCGGGACACTGCCAGCCTCTTTACGAGGGCGGCCAGCACCAGGCCGGGCACCACCTCGGGCCATGTCAGCACCTTTGATTTCGGATTGATTTCGCCGCTGGATAATCAAACGGCCGGGATTTTATCTCTGCGTGAGGAGGACGCCGGTACCCAGATACCTTGGGTTGCCGACTTTTGCCCTCCCCCCCTTCAAGTCAGCACATCCGCGCGTACTCAAGCGCCAGCTCTCGCTCGCATCTTTGACGACGAAGGCTCTCAGAAGCATCCCGCAACCCAGCCATCGCTTGCGACTTGGTCAGAGGGAACCCCGGCGCCGTCCGATAGTGGTACTTCTCGCCTGAATCGCTCAAGAAGTACCATGCGTCCCAGATGCTCTTAGAGCCGGTGGCAACCAGCACCCAATCGTGGAAGCGGTCTCCGACGGATACGGCATCGTTTGCCTTCACCTTCATCTCATCCATTCCTTAGCCGTCTTGGCGGCGTGGCAGGGCGCGCACAGGCTCTCGAGGTTGCTGTCCTCGTCGTTGCCGCCATGAGCCTTGGGGACGATGTGGTCGACGGCATGGTCGCGTGGCCTGACCTTGAGCGCTGTCAGCCTGTCGTGCCTCAGGCACTCTTGGCACAGGTAGCTGTCGCGCTTGAGGATGCGGGCCGCGGTCTTGACCCATGCGGAGCCGTAGCCCCGTTCGTGCCTGCTGCCTTTACCTGACCATGCCGAGCGCTCGCCGGATGTCGGCAGTTCTGCGATGGGGCCGGTGGCCGCAATGGACTGGCGTACCGTTGCCATCCGAGGCGGAAGTTTAGCCAGACGACCCATTGCTCCATGCTCGCTCTTTAATGCGCCGCAATAGTGCGGGTCGTCGGACAAGAAGAAGTCAGCGTGTTATCAACTCGCCGAGACTCGCGCTGGGACATGCAATAGAACTGGGGTGTGCCTATCAGGGAGAATGCACATGAGTCTCATCACAGAATATCGCGATCTTGAAGCGAACATCACAGCACTCGAGACTGCACGGGCTTCCTCCCGTGGCGGGGACTATGAGATCTACCGTTCTCTAGTATCCAAGGGCCGGGTATTGCTCCCCTATTTGAGCGGCGACGGAATCGCTTTCGGTCCGTCTCGCTTCCTGGGCTACAAAGACAACACGGTTTCTGAGCATGTAAAACGCGAGCAACTCGACGGCCGCGAGACGACGCCCCGCATTCGGCAGGTTTTAAGCAAACAGTTTGGGTTCACCATTACGAATACACCCGACGATGCGGTCGACCGACTATTTCACCGGTTCTGTTCTTCCCTGCGCGCTGAGCCAGACAATGCAGCACGCACATTCTGGATTACGCCCGAGGTCGCCAACTGGTTGGCGGACCATCTTGGCGACGAAGAGGCCTTCATTTCGCATGGCACCAACAACGTGGATGAGATCGAAGAGCGAGTTCTCCGCGACGAGACGCTACCGGCGACGACTCGCGATGCCATTATAAAAGCGCGAGTGGGCCAAGGGCTGTTTCGGCGCCGGGTTCTTCAAAGCTACGGCAGCTGCCTCGTGACCGGCCTCAATGAGCAAAGATTACTGGTTGCCTCGCATATAAAGCCGTGGCGAGACTGCTGGGACAACCCAAACGAGTGCCTGAGCGCCGACAACGCTCTACTGTTGTCGCCGACGTGGGACGCCTTGTTTGACAAGGGTTTCGTCAGCTTTTCAGATGGTGGTGAGCTGCTGGTCTCGGAACGGCTTTCGTCCAACTCGAAGCGAGCGCTGGGGGTCAAAGGTCTGACCGTTAGCCTTAGTGCCGGTCAGATCTCTCACATGCGACACCATCGCAACATCTACCAATTCGGAGACTAGACAACTGGGGATCAGCCAAACTCAGCTGGATGTAGTCGCGGGGAGTTTGCAGCGCTCACAGCATCGCGCGCTAATGGACCCACTGCTGTTGCGCGCCTGATAGATCGTCTCACGGTTGTCGCTCAGTACGCCAAACGGCGCATTTTGCGCTACGTGTCGTGCCAGCAGGCCGATGCGAGGCGGGTCGCAAGGACCTGCACGCCGCCCAGGACGGTGAGCGCACCGATACCTGCCCATCCCGTATGGACGTGCCCGTTGGGGCGCCCGGCAGCGATGGCGAACCCCTTGATCTCGCCGCGACGGGCTTGCCTCAGAAGGTCCTCCAGTTCGCGGATCACGTCAGCGTTGGCGCCGTCGTCCGTTAGCTGAGTTCCGACTAGGGAGACGACCGTCATGGCTATGCCTCCCACAGCGATGTTATTGCACGGGCAATGTCGGCCGCTGCGACCTGCGAGGGATACAGGATGTGCAACCTCTACAACCAGACGACGACGCAAGAGGCGATGCGCCGGCTGTTCGCGGACCTGACGGTACATGACCGGGCAGGCAACGTTGAACCCGGCCCGATATACCCTGATCGGCCGGCGCCTATCATTCGCCATGCCGACGAGGGGCTGGAGATCGTGCGGGCGCGCTGGGGGCTGCCGTCCCCCAAGTCGCTCCTCAAGACCGTCCGTGACCCCGGCGTCACGAACGTGCGCAATGCAAGCTCGCCCCACTGGCGGCGTTGGCTGGGGCCCGCGTATCGCTGTCTCGTGCCGCTGACAGCGTTTGCAGAACCCCGCGGCGCCGGCCTCGGCAACCAGTGGTTCGCCGCTGCTGATGGCGAGCCCATGTTCTTCGCAGGGCTTCAGGTTCCGAACTGGACCTCGGTGCGCAAGATCAAGGATGGCGCCACCACCGACGATCTGTTCGCCTTCCTCACGACGGAGCCCAATGCAGAGGTCCGGCCCATTCATCCCAAGGCGATGCCGGTCATCCTCACGCGGCGGGAAGAGTGGGACACATGGCTCTCTGCGCCATGGGAGGTTGCAGGCAAGCTGCAAAGGCCTTTGCCCGATGGAGCGCTGCGCCTGGTGGATGAGCCCCTCTAGATGGAAACCCCGCCTGCATCTCTGCGGGCGGGGCTATCTGCCGCACGTGGCTGGCAGGTGGAAAACGGCTATCTGCCGGTCGCGAGAACCAGGATGCGACAGACGCGATACCAGAGCGGGTCACGCGGGCCGCTGGCGGCGAAGTCGGCTAGCTGCAAGCCTGCGTTCCTCATATCCCAATTGCGCATCGCAACCCCGTTGAAACGAAACGCCCGCGCGATTCCTCGCCGGGCGCCGGGCGCGCGTTTCCCAAAAGTCGCGCGCGAGTGTGGTCAAAATGGCCGATTACCATTTACCTGTCAACTACCCATCGCGCATGCCATGCGGTCCAGCGCATCATGTAGCGCCACGAGTCCCGTCTGATAGCCCTTGCCGCGAAACCCACGGATCGCCGCAGGCGTGCGGCCGTCCAAGACGCACGCCTCGACGATGGGCCAGTCCTCCCGAGTGACGTAAGCCGCCAGTTTGGCATAGCGGCTGATGCGGTCGACCTGGATCGTCACCGCGTGGTCCGGTTTGGGGCTCGACTGCACCCGATCGTTCTCGGGCCATCCGGGGCCGCGCTGTGTGCCCTCGAAGGCATCGCGCAGCTTCTCGGCCGCGGTGAACCCGGCGGTGCTGATCACCCCGCGTCGGTGCCAGACCTCCAGCATATCGACCCGGCGCGCGCCGTAGACCTTGTTCGGGTTGACCCGGCGCCCGGTCTCGGCGTTGACCTCGCCCCGGTCCTCCAGCACCAGCCCGGCACGCATGGCGGGACCATTGGCGCCGAGGTCCCATGGGGCGGCGTGCAGCGACACAGCTGGCCGTGGTGCGCAGCCGTGCTGCCAGGCGCCCATCTGTTTGCGTATCCGGCGAGACCTCATCTTGCCCATCGTGCCACCCCGTTCTGCCGCGCGTTCTCGCGGGCGATGATTTCGCGCTCGGGCCAGCCGGGCACCTGATCCATGTCGATGACGGCCCAGCCGGTGCCGGCGGCGATGTCGCGCCGACAGGCGGCGTTGCGGGCCGCCGTTTCCTCAGGGGTCAGCCCTTCGGGTTTGGTCCAGCGGTAGATGCTGCTGGCGAGGCTCATGCGGCGTCCCCGCTGCGCTGCGCAGCAATCAGCCTGCTCACGTGGATGTCCGAGAGCCCGGTTGCCGCGATAATGACCGCGCGATCTGTCTCGCCACTCGCGATCATCTGCGTAGCGACCACGGCGGCCGGGGACACCTTGCGTCCGTACTCTGCGGGCTTTGGGGCGCGCCGCATCTGTTTCGGCGCGTGACCTTCGGCCGCGGCCTGGCGTTTCATTGCCTTGCCCAGCAGAGCCTCTAGCGCGGGGGTCAGTTGGCGCGCGCGGAACGCCACCGCGAAGGCGGCGCTTGAGGTCGGGGCGAGAGGCTTGCAGGCGCTCATGACAACACCCTCCCCATCGGAACTGCACTGGCATCTCTCGTCGTGGGCGCCGGGTGTCCTTTCATGATCGCGGCTCGCCATCCTTTCGCCGGGGGCCAGTCCACGCCCCAGCCCGCCAGGGTTTCTCGCGTCCAGCCGCCGTTCGGTGTCCGCGCGGCTTCTATCTCTTGTGCGGTGATGGCTCTCATTCTCTTGCTCTTGCTGGAAGGTGGGGGGTTCCGGATGGGCGCACTTCACCCGTCGTCAGGATGAAGTGCTGCTCGTGCTGGCATGGAGCCGGGGACACGGACGCAACGCTCTCTCCGAACAGGCGCGTCGTTTGCACGCGGGACCGGGGTCAGGCTGTCGGTCCGTACCTGTCGCTTCACTCCCTTTCGGGACCTGGCGGCACCTTTCCCCATCCTCGGAGAGCGAGACGGGGCAGGCTGCACCTCGTGGGTGCGTCCTATGCGGGTAATGGGCTTGCCGCGTCCCCCGCCGGGGTTTCCCATACCCGTCATGTTCCGGGGCTGGGCCTGCTGTGCAGGATGCTGAGCGGCTATGATGGTCGCTTGAGGCCGTGCCAGTCGGTTACCACCCCGACCTTTCACCCTGACGCCCCTTGATTGCCTCATGGGGGTCAAACTGCGTCCTTTGCGGGTGCCCACCGCGCCGGACTGTGGCCCTCTCACGGCGGCTTCACCTCGCGCAGCAGCAGCGCGACGGCCCGCAGGCCGTGCCGCGTGTGATGGTCGTTCCAGTCGCCCATCTCGGGCGGCATGACCCAGCGGCAGCCGGACTGGCGCGCGTAATGCTCGCCGGTGCCGGTGCCGAAAACGTCGACGGTCTTGTCGTGGTCAGCGGCGATGATGGCGCCGGGGATCGCTCCCGCGACCTTGGCGACATTCTGCGCGCTGAAAGCCGAAAGGACCGTTGCGGAGCGACCCAGCAGCCTCAGGGCCGCGCGGACGCTGAGCGCGGTCGCGATACCCTCGCAGACCCAGGTCTCGCGCCCTGTGGCGATCCTGTGGGCCGCGGCGCCCATGCGGCCGCCGAGGATGTTCTTCTTGATGCCTTCGGCGGTGATGAACTGGACGGTGGTCACCTCGCCGCCAGCCCGTCCAGGGATCAGCAGCAGGGGCCCCTCCCCCTCCGGCAGAGCCGCGGCAACCCGCGGGCCCATGCCAGTGGCGGGAAGGACCGCCCGCGCATCCTCGAGCACGAGCCCGCGCTCCTCGGGGAAACCCTTGCGCGCCAGGTAAGCGTGCCGCTCCTGCCGGCTCGCGCCCACCAGGGCGGCGTAGATCGCGGCGACGGCACGGCGGTCGGCCTCCTGCTCGCGTTCGCGCGCAAGGTCCCGCGGGCGCGCCGGGGATGCCGGTGCGGCCTGATCCCGGAACCGCGCATGCTGCCCGGTCTGGTGATTCCACGACACGCCACCGCGACCATCTGGGTCCAGTTTGACGCGGCCATCGCCTTTCCCGTTCGCCTTGCCCTCAACATCCGCCAGAACCCAGCGGCCGGGAACGGGGCGAGCCGGCGGAACGATCCCGACCGCGCGGCAGGCCTCAACCATCGCATCGTGCACGCTCATGCCGCAATCTCACGCAGTGCATGGCCGCCCCACTGGTCAGCGCAGGCCGCGGCGATGCCTTCGAATGTTCGGCTGCGGATGCGCCACCGGTCGGGTCCGGGCGGACACCGATGGACGGCCTGCCAGCGGTGGTCCTCTGGTGAGCCCTTCGAAGGCAGTGTGAGCCGATCGGTTGGAGCCAAAGGCGGCAGCCCCCGGAGGTAGAAGCCGGTCGCCTTTTTAGCTGGCTCACCGAACCACCAGGGTTGGACGATCTGCGGCTTTGGCAGGTCCTCCGGGAGGCGCGCCCGCGCATGGCGATGCATGACCGGATTCTCGATTGCGAGGCGCGCAACGGGCGCCTCCCAGCAAGCCGCGAACAGCGCGGCGCCCTCGTCCAGTTCGGCCCACATTTCGGCGCGCGTCCGGCCAGGCGGCGGGACGCTGAGCCAGCGAACTCCGCTGTTGCATAGGCGGGTGCAGGGCGGATGACAGACAACCAGCAAATCCCAGCCGTCCCCCAGATGGTCGCGAATGTCACCACGAATATGGCGATTGCTGCCGTCCTCGGCCGCTAGAAGATCACAGGACCAGGCGTCGTGTCCGAGCGCAGTGAATGCCCTCCGCATCACGCCCGAGGTTTCGCAACCGATCAGAACACGCAAGCTCATGCTGCCCTCCGCTTCGACTGGCGAAAGCGCTTGACCTCTCGGTCGATCAGGCCCAGCGCGCTGTCGCTGATCGGGCCCGGCGCGGCGGAGTACCAGCCAGCGGGCAGCTTCGCGTCGGGATAAACCCCATGCCAGATCCCCGCAGCCCAGCGGCGTGCCTTGTCCTCGCCGTAGCGGCTGTTGCCGAGGCAATAGGACAGGGCCGCGCTCCAGACGCCGCGTGGGTCATTCAGGCACTCGGCCCGAAGCCCTGGGCGCGTCGCCATCGCCAGCGTCGCTGGATCGAAGGCATGAAGCGAACCGTCGACGGAATGGATGCCGGACCGCGCCGGGCGCTGCCAGCCGCATGAGCGGCAGGTGTCGCCGTAAAGGGCCCCGCTGCATTCCGGGCAGACCACCTTGGCCCGCTCGCCCGGCTCGCGCTTGCGCGGAGTGCTGTCGCGCTTCGTGGCCTTGGACAGGTCGCCCGCGCCGTTCTCCCAGACATCGTAGGTGTCGAGGGCAAACCGCTCGACGTTGCCGCTGTGGCAGAGCCAGAGTGCCTTCGCCTTGCCCTCGGCCGGCCGCATGATGCGCCCGATCTCCTGCATGTGGCTCGACAGGCTCTTGCGGTATGGCTTGCAGCCGATGCCAACCAGCACGTCTGGCACGTCGAACCCCTTAGTCAGTACGCCGCAGGACACCAGCCCGTGGATGATGCTGTCGGGGCGGCGGAACTCGGCGATCTTGGCGTCACGCTCGGCCTCGTTGCGGTCCAGGTAGCTGACCTGCTGGAAGTTAAACCCGGCGTCGGCGAAGGCTGCGCACAACTCGCGCCCGTGCTCGACGGTCGGGCTGAACACGATGGTCTTGGCAGGTCCGCCGAAATGCTCGCACGTCTTGGCGATCCACTCCGCGACCACGTCACCGATGATCTTGATGCCTGCGCCGGTCGCGCTGGCATCGGTGAACTCACCCATGCCCGAGACGGCAAGTTCGCTGTCCTGCGGCGAGCGCGCGACGTAGATCAGCGGCTCGATCAGGTTGCCGGCGTCGATCAGGGTGCGGGTGGAGGCGACATTGACGATGGTGTCCCAGTGATCGCCCATGCCCTTGGTGAATGGGGTGGCGGTCAGACCGATGGCGACGGCCTCCGGGTTGTCGGCGATGAACCGCAAGGTCTTGCGATAGCTGCAGTGCGCCTCGTCGTAGATCACCAGGCTGGGCCGGCGCGGCAGTACGCGGCGCTCGAGCGTCTGGATCGAGCAGACCTGTACGTTCTCGCGCGGCATCCACCGCTCGTTGATGCCCTGCACGATGCCGTGCGGGATGCCATAGCGGTCGAGGGTGGCCGAAGTCTGTTTGACCAGTTCGACCCGGTCCACCAGGAACAGCGCATAGCTGCCCTTGGCATTGGCTTCGCGCAACAGGTGCGACGCGATGACGGTCTTGCCGGCCCCGGTCGGGGCGTAGAGCACGGGGCGCTTGAGACCCCGCCGCACGCATTCGCGCAGCAGGTCAACGGCATCGGCCTGATATGGCCGCAGGCTGATTGCTTCGGTGGGCCGAAGATCGAGCATCATGCTGCCACCTCCGCGTAGGCCGCGGCCTCCGCCTCGGCGCGGGTCATTCCGGCATCGAACTCAAGGATCGCCGCGCGCTCGCACCATGCGTCATAGGCCGGCCATGCCTCGGTCATCACTGCATCCCTGTGGTGCTTGACCCAGGCGATTGCGGCATCGTCCAACCGGCCGCGCACAAGCGTCGGCCGCCATTGGTCGAAGGTCAGGTCGCCGCCATGGGCGCGAATGCGGGCCAGGATGCTCACAGCGGGATTGCCTCCCGCTCCCGCGAGGCGGCCAATTCCCGCTCCAGATCGGCAATCCGCTTATCGGCGGCGCGCAGCTTGCGGGCCTCGACGGCCAGCTCGTCCATCTTCTTGCCCTTTGCCGCCTTCTCGCGGTCTCGCTGGGCTTGCAGGTCGGCAATGATGCGGCCGCTCTCGCTGTGGGCCAGCTCGGCGTTGGCACGCTCCAGGTCGGCAATTCGCGCCTCGGCAGCGACCAGCTTCGAACGCAGCTCCGCGTTTTCCTCGCGCAGCCCGGCCAGATCGTCGGTCAGCGCCTCGCGCGTCAGGGCGCGGGTCGGGTGCGGGTTGGCGGTTGTAGACTTGGCCTTGCGTTCGTCGCGGATTGTTTTCGCTCTAGCCTTCACGGCCTGTGGCCCAGCTGCGACCACCTCGGCTTGTTCGGCTCCTGGCAGTCGCGCAACCTCGGCTGCGGCCGAAACGGCAACTTCTCCGCTTTCGACTTGGGCCGCCAATTCTGGCGCTCCATGGTCGAGTACCGCCTTCGCCGCCTCAACTGTGCGCGTGCCGACGTTCAACATAGTGGCAGCTTCTGCGGTCGAGACCTTCCGCAGATTTGCGGAAGGTTCCAAATCAGTTCGTGCGCCTTGAGGCATGTTCGCCAGTTTGGCCGCAACCGCCGCGCGTTGGCTTTCGGTCAGGTGCCGCCGGTGCAGGTTAGTCGACAGGACATAGGCCAGAGCCTCAGCGTCCGTGCCGGCATAATCCGCCACCGGAAACTCCAGCCCCAGATCGCGCGCTGCCATATAGCGATTGCGACCATCCAAGATGCGCCCGTTGAACAGAACAATCGGCTCCCGGACACCGAACTGTCGGATGTCATCGCGAAGTCGATCCTGCGCAGCCGCATCGAGCATCGGGAAGAGGTTGGCATAGTCGTGCCAGAGTCCGGTCAGCGCCACCTCGTGGCGGTGGTTGGTCAAAGCGCTCATGTCTCGATGATCTCCACGCCCTGCGCGGCCAGAATGGCCCTCTTGAGCTTGTATTCGGGGGTACGGTGGCCCTTGGCGTCCTCGATCACCTCGAGCCCGCGCGCGGTGTCGAAATAGACAAAGTCAGCGACGTAGACGGCGACGCGGTTCGACGGCTGGAAGCGGACCGGGCCGTCACGCCCTTCGAGGGGAAGGCGGACCTGCCGGCGCAGATCACGGATAGCGCCGCCCTTTTCGAGCAGCTTGAGAGCGGCGTAGCGCGCCATCTCCCGTTGGCTGTCAAAGCGCATGCCGTCGTACTCGACCGGGATGTTGCCGAACTTCTTGAAGCCGCGCCGGGTCATGCCGCGACCTCGCTGCGGCTGATCCAGACGGCCTGGCGGTCCGCGTCGTGGATCTCGATCTGCCCCGCAGCGCGGCCGAGGGCGATCACTTCCCACACGATGCGGTCGGACAGGCCGGTGGCGGCGATAATGCCGTCGACATTCAGCTGCGCGGGTGGCGCGATTGCGTTCCAGACGGCGCGCTTCTGTTCGGGGGTGGGAGCGGGAAGCGTCATGCCGCGTCCCCTGCCCGCTCGAGGCGCTTACGACAGGGCGGTATCCAGCCCATGCGAGGCATGGATTCACCCATCATCCAGACCAACCAGCAGTAGGAGGTGGCCGTCGTGGCATCAGGGTCATGGCGCCCCTTCACCATCGGCACGCGCTCGGTGAACTGCAGGGTCAGCGAAGGGGGATTGTCGCGGAACAGCCGCTCGTAACGACCGATCCCCTCCAGGAAGGCGCTGCGGACGATGACCGCGACCCCCACGTCGGACGTGGCGAAGGCCCGGTGGACGAACTGTTCAGCCAAGCGGAAGGGCGGGTTCGTGATGGTCCAGTCGACCGGCGCGAGGGGCACGGGAAACAGGTAGTCCTGAACCGGATAGCCTGCCCCGTAGTCGTGAACGTCGGATGCTTCGACCGTGCCGAAGTACTCGGCCAGAGGTTTCACCATGTAGCCACGATTCGCGGCCGGCTCGCGCACGGTCATGTCGCCGAGGCTGTAACCCTCGCGGTCGCGCAGCCATTCGCACAGCGCGCGCGTAGCCCATGGCGGAGTCGGAAAATCATCGAGGCTGTCATGCGCCTCGACGCGCCGCTGCATGACGGCCGTGCTGCGGTTCTGGCTCATGCCTCGCCCCCGTCGCGGCGGCCGGCGGACAAAGCGACGGACTTTTCTTCCCGGCGGGCGAGGGCATGAAGCCCCCGACCTACGGCGCTCGCGAACCACCATCCGCCGAAAGCACGAACGGCGGCGGCAGCACGCGCCTCGATGCGCACGACGGCGATGATGAGATCGTCCATCATGCGCCCAGCAGCTTTTCAGCCGCCCCCGGCACGTTCTTGATCGCGTAGGCGACAGCGCCGCCCCTGGGCCCGGTGACGCCATCGCGCCAGTTGCGCGCGGCCTTCTCGGTGACGCCGAAAAACACGGCGACATGCTCAGCGCTCTGGAAGTGCTTGTTGGTCAGCTCGATCCAGGCGTCGCGCAGGTGTTGGTCGAAGCTGCGAGGGTCGGACTTAAATCCGGACGACATGTCGTCACTCCTTGTGCTGTTGATCGGGTGTGAGGACCGATCGACAGCAGCAGAGAAATGGGGGGTGGCCTGATGGATCATCGGGCGCCCCCGGAGGTCCGCCGATAGCCAGCGGTCAGCGTGACGGTGATGGCCTCGTCATCGACGTGGACGGATGTGCAGGACTCGTCGTCACCGATGGCGGCGCTTGCGCGATCCTTGGCGTCCAACATCTCGCGAACGGCCATCAGTTCGTCGAACGACAGCGCCGCGAGCGGGGCGGGCAGAACGACTGGATCCACATCGGCGATCTGGTCGCGCGGATAGTGGAGGGGATGTGAGGGGGTCATGAGCGAGCCTCTTGCGTCAGAGCCTGCGCGAAGCGACTTTGCCCGTGCCGCCCCTGCGGGAACAGGGACGGCACGTATCCACCCGGCTCATGCGAAGGAGATGCCGAATGGAATCCAAGGATCAGGAGGAGCGCATTGCGGCGCCTGGAGAAGCAGGTCGCTCTGCTGGTTCGGGAGATCGCTACGCTGAAGGGAGCGACAACCGGGCGAGGATTGCTCGCTGCGCTGCACGATGCGGAGCAGAGATACGGCTAGCCGTGGCGCTCTCTGTAGTGCTTCAGATCTTCCAGATCGCCGTGCGCGAGCCTGACGCTCACACGCAGGCGCCGAATCCTGTATATCGCCCACGCCGCCAGTACGGCGGTCGCCAGCACGTTGAGGCCGACAACGGCCGCGAGAAGGATCATGGCGTGTCCTTTGCTGGGGATGTGATGTGCCGGGGTGCACGCGCACCCGCCCCGGCTCGGGCGTCGCGGAGGGAGGACCGCTGCGTGTGTCTGAGGGGGCGGTCATTTGCGCGACCCCAAAAGTTCGACGAGGGAAAGAGCAGCGAACAACACGCCACACGTCGCGAGCGTAGCGGCCAGAGGTCCCGGCTCCGACCGATAGGCCAGGATCACATACCCTATGCCGGTAGCGGCGTGCACCGTCGCGCTGCCGAGACGGGTCATGCTGCGCCTCGTTCTTGGAAAATGTCCGGGCGAAGAACCGACTTACTGACCTGCCCGCCGGTCGCAGCCTCGATCGCGAGGGCCATCTCGGCGGTGATCGAGGGCGCGCGCAGGAGATACGAGATTTGCTGCTGCGAACATTTCGCCGCCTCTGCCAGCTTGGCTTGCGAGCCGAGCAGGTCGATGGCGCGTTCGATGTGGGGGCGGAAGTGCGTCATACTAGAAATCTAGTTGAGGGCCGACTGCATTGCAACTAGAAATCTTGTCGGACGGGAAAAGTCCGATCTGCTATTCCCGCGCCATGACGATCGGTCGGAATCTCAAGCGCTTCAGAGAAGAAGCTGGCATGTCCCAGGCGGAGCTTGCGCGCCGGGCCAAGGTCTCTCAGCAACTGATCTCACAGCTTGAGCGCGACGCGCCTACCTCTACGAAGAAACTGCCAGACATTGCGGCAGCGCTCGGGGTGCAGGCGTCCGATATTGACCGACGGTTTGCTTCCGTGTCGCCACCGTCGGTCGAGATGGTCCCTCTGGTGTCATGGGTGAGCGCCGGCCAGATCAAGGACCACGATAGCGTCGACAATCTTTCGGACTATCCAACCGTAGCAACGTCTGGGCTTCCTCCTGGTCGCTGGATCGGGCTGCGTGTCGAAGGGTTCTCGATGAGCAAGTTGTCTCCACCGGATTCTGTGCTACTCGTGAACCTCGATGATACTCGCCTTGTGGCTGGACGGTGCTACATCGTCGCCCACCCCGAGACAGGGGAGGCCACCTACAAGGCCTACCAGCCCGACCGCGATCCGGTGTTTCAACCCCTCACCTACAAGGAGGGGATAGAGCCGCCAGCTTTCCCCGCCGGAGTCCGCGTTATAGGTCGCGTCTACCGCTCCTACATCGACCTCTAGCTGCGCGCTTCGTGGCTTTTGCACCCATTCTGGGCGCATGGGCCATGCGCGTCGATGACCGATCACTAGTTTTCTTGTTTTTGTCGTTGACGGCATACTAGTTTGCTAGTAGACCTGATCCCAACGCGCCACCCCGGCGCAGAGGGAGACCACCATGCACCGCATCCTCGCCGCCGCCGCTCTGATCGCCCTGACCGGCCCGGCCCACGCCTCTGATGTCTGCGACACGCTGGGCGATCTCGGCAGCCTCATGGTCGAGGCGCACCAGTCCGGCACCCTGACCGAGCGTCAGGCCGTCGCCATGCTCTCGGCCAGCGACATGCCCGTCTCCGTCAAGCCGCTCGTGAAGACCATCGTCAGTAATGGCTTCGATTGGGAAGGCGAGCCGGATGTCTACGGGGCCTTCGTCCGCGCCACCTGCGAGGACGCGGTGGGGGACGCGCTGTGATGGCTGATCCCGATGAACTGATCCGCCGCATGGCGATGATGCTGGACTGCTGCACCGACCATCTGGACAAGGCAGCCGCCGCCGAGAAGCGCCGCGAGGCCGGCAAGGCGATGCGCCAGATCACCGAGCAACAGCGCGCCGAAGCTGCCCGCGAGCTGATCGCGGAAGCTGAGCTGTTCTTGTCGGGGAAAACGCAATGATCCGCGACCTGCTCAACGTCTGGCGCGAGAACCCCGTGTCCGCGCTCACCGGCGCGGTTATCACCTTGGCCCTGATCTTCGGTGCCCCGACCTATTGCTGGCTCATCCAGAACGGCGACCGCCTGATCGGGGGTATGCTGTGACCTCCTGCCACTGCTGCAAGGGCGCCCGCGTCATACAGGCCCGCGACCTTGCCACCGGGATCGCCAAGACCGGCATCTGCCCGATCTGCGAGGGCACCGGACGCGCTGACCGCGTGGCCACCGCCAAGGACGTGTTCCTGCGCGACCTGCTGACCACGATCAACACCTCGGCGGCGCTGGACGAATGCGCGCATGAGCTGGTGATCGATCGGATCAAGGATGCCGTCCGCGATGGCAGCTACGGCGCCGAGACGTATCACGCCGAGCCCTACAGCTGGGGCGGCAGTCGGGGCACCGAGACCACGATCACGCTCACGTCCTGGTCGCTCTGCTGCCACGACCTGACCCGCGACGACGCCGTGCTGCTGCTCGGCGAGACCCCGGTCACCGACATCGAGGACACCCGCACCCCTTTCGAGGAGGCCGCATGATGGACACCCGCACCCCTTCCCATCTGGACGAATGGTTCGCCGAGCGCCGCGACATGATGGAACGGACGGCGGCGGAGGCCGAGGTCGAGCGCCACTTCGTCACCGCCCTTGTTGTCACCTACTGCGTGACCGGCGCCCTGGCCGTGGCGGTGGCCGGGCTGCTGCTGATGTGACTGCCCGCGCGGGGTGCCTGTATCTCCCGCGCCAACTGCCGGCGGCCTCTGCGCCGCACGTCGCCGGCCTTTTATTCCCGCCGCACTCCCGCGGCACCCGCCCCGGCTGACCGAACACGACCGCAGCCGGGGCGGCCATCCCATCCCCGAGAGGACGCCATGAACGCCATGAGCCAGATGCCGGATCATCCCGGCCCTCATCAGCACCCGACGCCATCGGCCGTGCTCTGCGCCATCGCGGAAGAGATGGCCCGCTACAACCGCGCGAACCCGGACGCCCCGCAGAGGGCGACCTTCATGGCGGTGGTGCGCGATGGCGTCAGCCGCGCCAATGCCGAGCACCGCGCGGCGCGCGAAGTGTGGGGGCTGGTGTGATGCGGATGATCGATCTCGACCATATCCGCCGCTGGTCCGCGCAGATCGCCGAGACCGACGACCCCGAAACCGAGGCCGGGTATCTGGACACGCTCGACGGCGAGACAGACGCCTTGGACATTGCCGATCGGCTGATCCGCAGCGTTCTTCGCGACGAGACGATGAGCGAGGCCGCGAGCGTCGAGGCCAAGCAGTTGCAGGCCCGGGCCAAGCGCTACGCGGATCGTGCCGCACGGGGCCGACAAGTCATCGGTGAACTGCTGGACGCCATGCAGGTGCGCAAGATTGAGCGACCCCGGGCGACCGTCAGCCGCACGGCAGGCCGCACACATGCAGATATCGTGGATCCCGACGCCGTCCCGACCCAGCTGTGCCAGATCAAGCGGCAGCCCGACGCCACCGCGATCCGCAAGGCCCTGGAGGCCGGCGAGGATGTGCCGGGTGCCGTGCTGGCGCGCGGGTCGGACAGCATCAGCATGCGGGTGGCGTGATGGATTGGCTCACCGCAACAGATGCCCTGACCCGCAAGCTCGACCCGAAGCACGTCAGCAGCCGCAAGCAGGGCGGCGGGCAGGTCCAGTATGTGGAGGGCTGGCACGCGATCGCCGAGGCGAACCGAATTTTCGGTCACGGCGCATGGGCGCGTGAAACTGTCGAACTGCGCCAGTTGGGCGAGCCTCGCGAGACCGAAGGCAAGTTCCGTGTCGAATACCTCGCCCGCGTCCGCATCACCGTGTGGCTCGATGGCCCCCCGGTGGTCCGTGAAGGCTGCGGGTTTGGCCAGGGCATCGACCGGGACGTTGGCCAGGCGCACGAAAGCGCACTGAAGGAGGCAGAGACGGACGCCATGAAGCGGGCGCTGATGACCTTCGGCAACCCCTTCGGCCTCGCCCTCTACGACAAGTCCCGCGCCGATGTCGGGGTGGATGCGTCCCCGGCCGATGTCGAGCGTGCGGTCGCGATCATGGCCGCTGCGACAACCGTGGAAGCGCTGACCGCCGCGTGGCGCGCGCTGCCTCAACACGTCGGACAGGACGAGCGCGTGAAAGCGGCGGCGGCTGTTCGGAAGACACACCTGATCCAGAACAAGGAGGCCGCGTGATGAAGACGATCACTGTCGCCGGGAATATCGGCAAAGACGCTGTGACCCGCACCACGCAGGGCGGTGACAAGGTCACCAGTTGGACTGTCGCCGTCGAGGAACGTGCCGGGCAGGAAAAGCGCACGATCTGGTTCGACTGCTCGCTGTGGGGGAAACGCGGCGAGGCCCTGGCGCAGTATCTGACAAAAGGCGGCCGTGTTGCCGTGTCTGGAGATCTGTCCACGCGAGAGCACGAGGGCCGCACTTACCTGACCGTTCGCGCCGATCAGGTCACTCTGCTGGGTGGCAGCCAACAGACCGGGGGCGCCCGCGCCAGCGGCGCTCCGGCCGGCGGCGCGCCGAGCAACGCCCCGACCTTTGACGACGACATCCCATTTGCCCCGTGCGTGATGCTGTGACGCACGCGATCCCATCTGAAAACGCCATCGTGGACGCGATCCACAAGGTGGCCGAGCTGGCCGGCTATGACCCGGAGATACTGCCCGAGGTTGCCCGGCTGTTGGCGCCCAAGGACGCCGACGAGGACGAGCGGGGCATTGTCTCTGCCGCCGTGCAGGCCGTGTGGCGCACCCGGTTCAACACGGATTGGGGGGGATGATGCAAGGACAGACCGTCATCCTCGCCGATCTGGATCAGCGCATCCTCGCCAAGCACCTGATCGACATCGCGCCGGCAGGTGCGGTGGCCAACATCCGCGAGGCCACCCGCTCGTCAGAGCAAAACGCAAAGATGTGGGCGATGCTCTCGGATATCGCGCGCGCGGCGCCCGAGGGTCGGAAGATGCCCACGGAGACATGGAAAGCCGCGTTCATGTCAGCGCTGGGGCACGAGATCATGTGGCAGCCGGGGCTGGACGGCAATCCGCCGTTCCCTGCCGGCTTCCGTTCCTCGCGGCTGACCAAGGCGCAGATGGCGGACCTGATCACCTTCATCGCGGAGTATGGCGACCGGCACGGGGTCCGGTGGTCGGGACCAGGCGAGGTGGCGGCATGAGTAACCTCGCTCGTCGCGGTCCCGTTGGTCTCAAGCCAGACGGCCCCACCGCCGCCGACCGCGCTGCTGGTCGCGCGCATATGGCTCGCGTCGCCCAGCTGCCTTGCATCATCTGCGGTGCCCGGCCCGTTGAAGTCCATCATTGCATCAGCGGCCGGTTCGGCCAGCGCCGGGTGTCCGACTTCGACACGATCCCGCTTTGCGCCCGACACCATCGCGAGGGTCCGTTCTCGATCCACGGGAACAAGGCGCTGTGGGTGGCGACGAATGGCCCGGACACCGATTTCCTGCCGCGCGTCGCTGCGCTGCTGGCCGATCACGACATGGGCGCGGTCGAGATGATCGAGGCCGCATTTGGGCAAGGGGACGAGAAATGAGTGCTAATCGACCCGAAGACTTGGCCGCTGAAATCACTTTGGAATTGGAGCGGGCGCGTGCCAAGTTCCCCGGTAAGAACGTCACGTTCGCGGCGCTTGTTGAGGAAGTGGGCGAACTCGCGACAGCCATCTTTGAAGAACCGGCGGAGCGTGTCCGCGAAGAAGCAATCCAGGTCGCAGTCATGGCTATGCGCATCGTTCTAGACGGCGATCACACCTACGAGCCATGGCGAAAATCTAAAGGGCTGGACGCCTTGACAGAGGCGTCCTCGGACAAGGGGGCGCGCAATGCCCGCTGACTGGACACCCGAGCGCGCCCGCGAACTGCTGGAAAGGCTGACCGGATGGACGCCGGGGCCGTGGTGGACTGACGGAAAATATAATCCCGCCGAAAACGGCGTGGCCATCATCGCGGCCCGAACCGACTGCGGACCTCTCCCCGGCAATCCAACCAGAGGATTGGTGGCATGGGCCAGCGAACTACTGGATGAGCAGGCTTCTACATGCGAGGCAGGGGCCCGTCTAATCTCCGCCGCCCCCGACCTGCACGCCGCCCTGACCGCCTCGCTGGAGCGCGAGGCGCAACTGTCGGCCGAGATCGAGCGAATGCGGGTGGCACTGGAATGGTATGAAGCGCGGGTTCGGCTGTGTATCAAGCTAGGCGGCATACCCGATGGAGATGCTGCACGCCACGCACTTTCCGCTGACGGCGGGGAACGCGCCCGTGCCGCGCTGGAGGGCCGGAGCGATGGCTGACAAGCGGAAGCTGCTCCGCGTGGCGATCAACGTGAACATTGGCGGGGACTTCGAGGTCTTTGCGGACGAGGGCGTCGAAGTGATCTGCGTGTGCGATTTTGCGGAGGACGACCGCCTCTATCGTGCCAGTCCGCGGCCGATACCGGAAGGGATGCTGGATGGACCGATCGGCCATGCGGGGGATGGATCCCGCGCCGAGCGATTGGCGCACGCCGTATCCAAGGAACTGGACGAGGGCGCCCCGCTGCACGATCTCAAGAACGCGGCCCATCGGCGGGTCCGCCGCGAAGCCCTGCGCGTGGTGACGAACGAGGAGCGCGGACGCTG